CCTTTGCAATAGATAATTAAAACAATAACAACTTAAAGTTAAAGAGCAATGAATAACGACTTTGGAATCTACACGGATTTATATAATTCTATAATCAACGACTTGGAAAGTGGTAAATTTTTACCAAATATGAAAGCCATTCGTAACCAGATTAGAGAAGCAAAAAAATCAATAGACGTTTTAACGAAAGGTTCTGTCTTTTGCCAAAACCTTGAGATATTGGAGAAAACAGAACGTAAATTACAGTTGGCAAAAGATAAGCTAAATGCAATGAACGCCGTAGTAGTTTATATAAAAAATAAACAAAAAGTAAAAGAGCAATGAATAAAGTAATAATCCTAAAGGTAACCTTCTACAAAGAAGAAGTGAATTTCTTTGGAGAACAATCCCTAAAGAAAGTAGAGTTTAATCACAGCTGTGATTACAAGAAGAGTATTTACGAAAATGAATGTGACGCATTCGACATAGCAGTAGAGAAAGGTCACAACCCGATTAGAAATATCAAGTTCGATATTATTGAATCTAACATTTAATCATATGAGACAATCAGTATTAGCAATCAAAGACCTTGCAAATCGAGCAGGACAAGGTATCAGTATGGACCCTGAACGTATGGGCGCAAGTCTTTTACAAGAGTGCGAGAGCGGTTTGAACTCTTTCTTAGCACAAATCCCCGAAGAACTGCAAAACGAGTACGAGAAACGTTATATCTCTAAGTATAGCGAATGGCTTCAAGCTTTGAGTCGCACATTCTCAGTAATGGTAACCGGAGCAGGTAATTTCAACAACCGCAGACATCAGAAGATGAATGATTACGAGCAATCTGCACGTGAGCGTTTTGAGACTTGGAAAGAGAAGGTCGTGAAGCGTGTAAACCGCCAACAGCGTTTGGTAGGTTGGGAGGAAGTTGAGCGTTTGCAGAGCAAGCTCGACACGCTTACTGAACTGCAGGAGAAAATGAAAGCAGTGAACAAGATCGTCAGAAATGGCAAATTATCAGACGAAGAGCAGCGTAAAGAACTCGAAGCTCTCGGATTGTCAGAGAGTTCAATAAACGGGTTTATGGCAGAACCTCCGTATTCATTCATGAAGAAAGGTTTTCAAACATATCAACTCTCAAATAATCTTGCCAAAATTAAAGACATAGAGCAGGCTATTAAGCACCATACAGTTATGGCAACCACAGAAGACAAAGAATATAAGTTTGACGGTGGTAAAGTTGTTATATGTAATTCAGATGAGCGTATACGTATATATTTTGATGAGATACCAAATAGTGAGACAAGGTCTATGTTGAAGGGAAATGCTTTCAAATGGTCTCCTAAAAACAAAGCATGGCAGCGACAGCTTACGCCTAATGCAAGATTTGCGTTAAAAAATTACATACAACTTCCAGGCTTTACATTCACTACAGACTAAAGTCCTAATTGCTCCATATAAGGCGTTATAAGCAAGTTTCTTTATAACGCCTTATATCTTTTACATTTCAAAACATTAAAATGATTATGGAAGCTACAATTAATCAAATACAGAAAATCGTTTCAGTTCTCACATCAGACGAACAGCAGCTACTCAAAGACACCATCAACTACGGTCCATGGGGCGGTAGCGATTGGGAGTTTCTTGATGATAACGAGAAAGTGGAAACTGTTGCAATGTATGGTTACTGCACCAATGACGCTAAGAGGGCTGGACATTTCAGCGGAAGAAAGGTATCTTCTATGTTCCGTTCTATGTATAAGAAGCTATGCCCAACAAATCACAATCAGATAGGCAGATACATTTCACATTGTAATGATTGGTGGGGTGATGGTAGTGGAGATATGCTGTTCATCAGAACAGGCTACTACAATGCATTTGAAGAATGGGCAAACTTGCCTGCCTCCCAAGGCTTCGCCAAACATCAATAATCATTAACACTATACGATTATGAAGAAGGTAATCTATAAAAAACGTCCCGCTCCTTGGAATTGGGGAGCGTTCGATGAAATAGGTATAATATGCGCAGCTCCTACAAAAAAGGAATGTCAACAAAAAATATCTTCAATGCGAAAAAACGGACGCTATAATATTAATAACAATAAAAATAAACAGCTATGAAGAAGTATACAACAAGACAACTCAAAGAGCTTGTCAAGATAGGTGCAGCAATCGACGTTACGGACGCTATCAGCACAACAGCCATCCCAGAGTGGTACGACAAAATAGGCTACTCAAAAGGCATTAACGGTCTCAATGGACTGTTGATGAAGGGCAAGAGCGGTAAGCTATATGCCATAACATCAAGGTCTACCGCAATAAGTATCTTTCTCTAAAGATTATCCGTGAGCGACAAGGCGCACATCACGTTCGAGACGTGACACGGAACAACGCATAAAACTATACATTTAAAGGTTTTAAATAGTTATTCCAAAGTTTATTCCTTAATATTATTTGTTATTCAAATACTTTTAGTATATTTGCAACAAAAGGTGCTAATATGGATATAAAAGAAATACTTGGTAACACAAATAGTATAGACCAGAAAATCAACGCTTTAAAGAAGAGGACAATATGTGTTCCCTTATGGAGCGTTTTGCTTAAAACTTATGAGACTTCTAATCATGAGGTACTAACAGACACGATAAGTTTAAAAGATAAAGAGAATGGAGAGAAGTCTTCACGTATTGCTATCGGTTTGGATAAATTACTTGCAAGCCGTTTTAATCAGTTTACATTTGCCATACCAGTAAAACGTGAATACAACAAACCTTCAAATGACACCCAAACAGCTATTATAGGTGCAATAGAAAAGATTTACGAAAATGCACATATTGATACCATGAACTTTAAACGTGGAATCGCTTATTATGCAGCTTGCGAAATGTTCACTATATGGTATACAGTCAAGAGAGAAAATACCATATACGGTTTCCCATGCAGATACAAGTTAAAGTGCAAGACCTTCTCACCAATGGACAGGGTGTGCTTATACCCTATCATTGATGAACTCGATGATATGATAGCAATGTCATTTGAATATGACAAAAAGGTATCAGATACCAAAACCATTACAATCTTTGAAACCTATACAGAAGACCGACATTTTGTATGGGAAAAAGATAATCAAGGAAACTCATGGGAAGAAAAAACTGCACAAATTAAGGAAGATGGAACTGTTGAAAGCGGAGAGCAGATAATAATCAACAAGATTCCAGGTGTTTATCTATGGCGTCCATTTCCTGTATATGATGGACTTGGTGGTATACGACATGAATTGGAATATAGTCTCTCTCGTAATGGTAATGTCATATCTTACAATTCAGCTCCTATAGTAAAAGTGAAGGGAGGAATCATAGGAAAAGAGAAGAAGGGAGAAAGCAGCCGTATATGGCGCGTAGAAAGTGATGGTGATATTTCTTATGTCTCATGGAATCAATCGCAAGATGCAGTTATCAATCAAACCAATACGTTGTTGAAGCTATATTGGATGCTTTCCCAAATGCCGGATATCTCTTTCGACAATATGAAAGGGCTCGGCAATATAGGCTATGATGCAAGACAAACATTGTTCACGGAAGCAAGACTTAAAATCATAGAAGAATCTGGAGCATGGAAAGAATGTTTTGAACGAGAATTCAATGTAATTAAAGCTTTCTTGAAACAGATGAATCAATCATGGGCTAATGAGATTGATAATATAACATGCAAACACATTATCACTCCATATGTTCCAGAAGACGAGAATAATTCAATTAATGTAAGAATGAAAGCCAACGGAGGACTGCCAGTCGAAAGTCAGTTAGAATCAATCATAAAGATCGGTCAGTCTAAAGACCCAATATCCACGTTAAAGGAGATTAGGAAAGACCAAGCAGCATCAGCGTTTGCACAACAAGTAGCATTCAATATTGGCGAACAGACAATGTAAAAATTTCTCTTATGCCTAAAAAGAAAATAGTTGCCATACAAAAGACAGCAGAGAATTTTTGTTATAGGTGTGCACATGTTTCTAATCCACGTAATAAAAGTGTAATGGGACAACCCACACTTGCCACATGCCCATACGAGAAATATGCCATACTGTACCAAAGACAATGCGTAAACGACCATTATAAGCCGAAATAAATGAAGCCCAAGATTCCCAATCAAAAGAAAGCATACAATGCTCTGAACTTACGATTAATAAAGTATATGTCGCAGGTTCAGAGCATTTATGATAGAATAGCTAAAGAAATGGCTATAGCTGTAGAAAGCACCAGCTATGACGGATCTGTAGAATTTCTGTTTAGAGAATATCCGGAATTAAATCAGATAGTCAATAAATTGATGTCAGGCTACGTATCACAAATGAATGGTCTTATCTATTCAGGAACTTCAAACGAGTGGAAGGAAAGTAATATAATGCAAGACCTTTTAGCTCGTAAGGTTCTTCGTGCTTATGATTTTGAGAAGGGAGGTGATAAGTATCAGAGATATTTTCAGCCTAATACAGATGCGCTTAAAGCATTCCAACAAAGAGTAGATAGAGGGATGAATCTCTCTCAAAAACTCTGGGTACAGTCACAGGCATTGAAGAAAGAAATGGAGCAAACCATTTCAACTGCAATAGAAAGAGGACAATCTGCGGTAGTTCTTAGTAAGAGGATAAGTAAATATCTCTCGGACTTTCCCTCAATGAAAGCAGACTATGCAGAGAAATATGGGAAAGCGGTAAGCTGTCATGACTGTCAATACGCTTCGATACGTCTGGCAAGAACCGAGATAAACATGGCTTATCGAAAGGCAGAGCAGACAAGATGGCAACAATTCGACTTTATCTTGGGGTATGAGATTAAGTTGAGTAAACGCCATCCTGCACCAGACATCTGCGATGATCTGATAGGAAGATACCCAAAAGAGATAGTTTTCTTAGGATTTCATCCAAACTGCATGTGTTATGTTGTACCTATAGTAATGAGTGATGAAGAATATTATAATCCCAAACAACGTGTTAATAACTATATGCCATTGCCAAGCGGACTTGGCTCATGGATAGATAAAAACTGCTTACGAATATTATCTTCAAGCAGAAAGGGAACTTTGCCATACTGGCTACGTGACAACAAAAGTGTTAGAGATTGTGCCATATTGGTAGGAAAAGCAAGGGAGATAGGTGATGATTTTAAAATAATAGGAGAGTCCATAACAGAAAAGGTAGGAGGAATCATAACATCTGTTAATTACAAGTCCTTCTCTTCAATGTATAGAAAATTTATCACTGAAAATATTGAAATCACGGACATCAAAGATGCGGTGAGAAGTACTATTATTGTCGATAAAAATAAGATAGATGATGTTATAATGAATTTAAAGCATTTAGACACATTCATTAGGCACAAGGAACAAAAAGCAGAAATATTCAATGGGTATAGTGGAAATATCATAAATCTATGTATGCCAAACAATATAGTGGCAGAGATTCAGGTAAATACAGCCAAAATGATATATGCTAAAGAAACGGAAGTAAAAGCAAAAAGAATACTCGGAGAAGAGTTGTGGAATAAGATACGAATGGAAACCAAAATGCAAGGAGGATTAGGACATAAATATTATGAAGAAATAAGGCTGTTAAACAAAGTAACAGACCTACCAAGGATAGAAAGGCTAAAAAGACTCTCTGAAGAATATTACTCACACTTCAGATAAACAAAGTTAAAAACTTGTATAATTGAATATAAATAACTAACTTTACATCCGATAAAATATTAAATATGAATGAGTTAGAAATTTGGAAGGCATTACCCCAAAAAGGTCAGATGTATATTTACGATGATTACGAAGAATTGTCAATAAGACTGTATATCACCAAAGGGGTTATAATGTGCAATTTCAAACGTAAAGGCAAAACAGAGAAATTGGGGGACTTCACTTCTGCTTTTATTAGAGAAAGCATTTGTTACGGAAAGGAAATAACAAAAGAAGAATATGATAAATTTTGAGGAAGCAGTGGAAATAGCGTATAGATACCATAAAGGTCAAAAAGACTTAGACGGGAACCCTGTTATACTCCATCCGTTATCGGTTACTCTTATGGGTAATAATGAGGCTGAAAGAATTGCCGGTGTCTTGCATGATATTGTAGAAGATACAAATTGCTCCTTTACTGATTTAGCAAAGTTAGGCGTAGATAAGAACATAATCAACACCTTAGACTTGCTTACTCATACAGAAGACGAATCGTACGGCGAATATCTTTCACGAATAATTACATCAGGCAACATTGTAGCCTTAAAGGTAAAGAAAAACGACTTGCGCCATAATATAAGTCGTAATAATGAAGATACAGAACAGAAGAAAAGGATTAAAGCCAAACACCAAAAGGCTTTAAAAAAGATTGAAAACTATCTAACGGCAAATAATCTAAAAAAATAGGTTATTTGCCGTTTTCTATACTCTATAAGCTTGTCAAATAAATCCTCCATATACTTACACATATTTTCATAATCAGCGTGTCACAGCGAAAAACAAACACCAACACCACTCCTTTGTTTAAAAGTTAGCTAAAGTTAAACTATTGGTTATCAGTTAATTACAAGTTTTAAAATTTGGTTAATTGCAAAAAAATGACTACCTTTGCAATAGATAATTAAAACAATAACAACTTAAAGTTAAAGAGCAATGAATACGATTAAAACATTTATACCATCTGAGTCAGTTGAATCATTCAAGAAGTTCGCTGAGAAGACAAAGCGCAATGTAGAAGGTTTCGACTACACCATTAGTAACCCACGAAAAAAGTTATTCCGTCATGCGGAAGTAGAAGATTGTCAAACCATCATTGGTAAGTATTGGCATGACATCTGTGACCTCACCATCAATATGCCAGACGAAAGTAATTGGAGATTGCTGGCCACATATAAGAATGGAGCCTTTACTCCTGCTGATACAACCAAGGAGTTGGTATTCAAGATTAAGGAGCATGGAGCTGATTACGGCAAATGCGACCTATGTGGTCATTGGTGTAACAACGCATACGTAATCGAGAATACGCAAACTGGCGATGAACTGCAAGTAGGTTGCGAGTGCATAAAAAAGTTCGGATTGAAGTACATTGACTTCCTCTCAGACTTTACACGCAAACTTTATGAGACCTACGACCACACCATCAGATATGCCACCGATGATGACTATGGAGACCTTATCCCAATTTGGGGTGGTCCTAAGGATAGTAGATATACGGATGCCATCTTGAAGAATGACATGATCGCCATGTGCAAGGCTCAGTATGACGAGTGCCCCGTTTACAAGAAAGGCTATTACGCAAATGGTCACTATTACCCATCAGAAACAATCGCCAAATTAGAGGAAATAAGAGACTCAAAGAAGTTTACGGTTGACGCCTCATACATAACAAAGGTCTGCGATTTTGCGCTCTCTAAAGAGCCTAAATCGCAATTCGAGGTTGAAATGCAGAAAGTAGCAAATGACTACTACACATTCTCGGAGCAGTTCGTTTATGCTTTCTTCCTGGTGAAAAACTACGAGGATAGCTTGAAAGGTGGTATTGATGCCATCAAGAAAGGTATGCAAGTCAAGGTAGTCGGTAAAGTCATTCAACAGCGCACAGAACAGTCTTACTACGGAGAAATGGTCACAAACACCATCCTTACTAAAAACGGAATAGTCTGTGAAAGGGTTGGCAAAATACCAACTGCACAAAAAGATGGCGAGAAGACCACCGAGTTCTATGCTATCGTCAAGGGTGTGTTCAAAGGAAAGGTTAGCCTAGACAGAGCTACTAAGAATCCAAAGAAGGGAATAGACGTAATAAATATATAAACATTCAGCCCTCGACATCACGGAGAAGTCAATATCATGGTAAAATGGTATCTAAACGAAAGGTGGAGTTCAAGTGTATGTCCTAATAATCTAAGATATGCAGAATATAACTCACTGCACGAAGCACAAGAAGCACTCATACAAGAAAAGAAATCTCTAACAGAAGGATTTATCTCTGGTGAGCTAATAAAAGACGAACCCTCTCTTATAAGAGTAAATATGACCGTAAATTGGGTTGAACATTATATAACATGTGAATAATATGAAAATATACAAGTTAACGTGGTATCTCGACACAGAGGACCAACTTAAAGAATCCCTCATCACCGATAAGGAAGTTGCAGAAAAACGTTATCAAGAGCTCAAGAAAGCCCTTTATCGTGGATGCTGGTTATCCCTCTCAGAATTAGTAGCAAACGAAGACCACATACTAATAGAGGGTGAAGGTCTTCATTATAACGACATTTAAAAAAAAGAGCGATGGTAAAGAGAATCTATAAAATAGAAGTCCAAGAGATTCTGTCACGGACAATAGAAATTGAGTCCTCTACAGCTAAATCAGCAAGAGAAAAGGTTGAAGAAATGTACCGCAATCAAGAAATAGTTCTTGACGGGAACGACTTTAAGGGGGAAAGCATAAAAATAGTATTAGGATAGAAATATTTGTAGTTTCTATTTGTTATTCAAATAAATTTAAGTATATTTGCAAAAAGTTACACGATATGAAAATTTACACATCATACTTCGCAAACAGCAAGAAGTTACACAAGGAGAACATAGTAGTTATAGGAATAGCATTGTACCCTCCAAAATGGTTTGCCGGACCATCGTTGAAAATGGTGTCCCCGTCATACGATATCTTGCATAATTCAAAGTCTCAAGAGGATTATGAACAGCGCTTCTCCTCAGAGATATTAGCACATAGAGACCCAAACGTGTTTCTCTCCAATATAGAGAGTCTGGCAAAAGGGAAAGATGTAGCCCTTTGCTGCTACGAAAAGCCGGGAGACTTTTGTCATCGTCATTTGGTTGCGAAATGGATGAACGAGAAATTAGGACTCCAAATTGAAGAGTTCGGTGTTTCTAAGAACCCGACTTACATACAGCCGAGTTTGTTTTAGTTTAGTAAAGAACATTAATATACCGAAAGGTTGGCGGCTCGGAAAGACGAGCATTTTTGCGTGTATAGAGATTTGTTTAATAAGCGGAGATAGCTCAGTTAGTAGAGCACAATGAAACCATCATTGAGGCGTTGGTGCGGTTCCAACTCTCCGCTCTAAATACTAAGAGCATGAAAGTTACAATAATTGGAGCAGGAAACGTAGGAGTAGCTTTCGCAGCTGACCTATCTATTAAGGGACATGATGTAACACTCCTAAAAACGTCTTCACATAAATCAGAAGCTTTTGAGAGACTCATCCATAATGGTAGAAGGGTTTTTCTTAAAGAGAAATCAGTTTATACAAAAACCGCAATTAAAGAGGTATCTAAAGACCTCAGTAAAGTTGCAGATGCAGAAATAATCTTCTGTACTATCCAGAGTAATTACTATGAAGGACTGGTAGAACGCATTCATCAGTATCTACATAAAGACCAAATTGTAGTCTGTATTTGTAGCTACGCATCATCATACTATTTTGAGAAGTACTGCCAAGAGTTGCCTATGCTCGTCGAAACGACGGGTCCATACTTGGAGGGACGCGTGGAATTGAATGACAAGCATGACGAGGTTGTTTTCCGTGTAGGCTGTAGGCTTGAAAGATGTCCATTTGCTTTTACCCCTTCACATAGTTCAAAAGAGAAGGTTGATAAACTGCACAATCTTTGCAATAGCTTAAGACACGAATATACAGTAATGGAATCGGCTTTATTGAATCCAAATATGGTTCTTCACACCGTAGGCTCCATTATGAGCCTGTCAAGAATAGAATACTCAAAGGGTAACTTCTGTATGTATCGTGAAGCATATACAAGAGATTGTAAAGCTACCTTGGATATTATGCTTAAACTTGATGAAGAGAAAAAAACAGTACTTAAAACACTTCATCAACGTCCTATAGACATATTCAAAGCTGGCGGTTTCATGGGAGAAAATAAACTAGAGAGCTTCTATCGTTATTCTGAATCTAATGATAGGGCAATCAGTCCAACATCTGTTCATTCACGTTACATCACAGAAGATGTTTCTGAGGGATTGGTACTGATGGAAAGTATTGCTAATCATATAGGTTTAGAGCTTCCAGTTACATCATCCCTCATTACGCTTGCAAGTGTAGCTTTAGGGATTGACTTCCGAAAGACAGGAAGAACTATTCAGAAATTAGGTATTGAAAATGAAATAGATATGCTTCATGAATGTAGATAGCGACATAAGAAACAGAACATTCGGTATTGAAATCGAAATGTGCAATCTTGAAAGGGCGAAGGTAACTTTGCCCGAAGGTTACTCCTGGAGCAAGGAAGAGAGCATTGATAATACCGATTGTTCATGCAATAAGCAGTTTGGTGGAGAGGTGAATACCCCTCCATTACATCTTTGCTGCCTTAAAGAGCTGCATGATCTCCGTTCTGTATATGAATCAATGGTTGCTGCAGGTGGCAGATTAAAATGGAGCATCTACACCCATGTACACATTTATGTCGGTGATTTGCCTGTTGATCAGATAAAGAAAGTATTTCTGTTCTTCTATGTATGTTACCCTTATTTTAAGCAGTATGCTAAAATATCAGAATGCGATGAGCTTATATCCATAGCGATGCCAACTCCTACAGAAAAGTATTATGAAGGTGTCTTACGAGCTCAGACTTTCGAAGATATTCAGAAGTTATTCACTAACAATTCTAACAAGGGTTTCATCCGTCATGCAGTGAATATTTCTGCGTTTTTCAAGACAAGAACAATAGAGTTTAGACTTTACCATGCTACTGATGATTTCTACCAAGCTCTGTCTTGTGTTCTTTCTACATATAGGCTATTTTATTACGCTATAAGCCACGAACTGGAGAACTTTAAATCAATTACATCATACCAGCAGTTCCGTGAGGTTACTGGGCTTAAATATGATGTTCCAGACGAATTATGTCCACTACTCTACCAAGGAAATCCATACGACAAGGTGGAGTCGTATATGACAAAGCCTTTACCATACAATTCTGAAATGGTTTCAGCTCTGTATGATGCTGTAAAAGCTAACGGACACAAGGAAATCTGCATAGTAAATGGCTTCATGTATTACTATGAGTTATTCTTCCTTGATAAGGTGGAGGTGTCTATATACTGCCAAGATGCCTACTGCTATCTGTTGTATATGTTGGCAAATGGTAAGACGACACTTACATATAAGGATAAGTTGGCATGGTTGGAGGACTATAACAATCCTACACCGTCAAGACAGCTTGCTTTGGCTCTTTATGCGGTGAAACTGCAAAAGTATTTCATGAGTGAATCGGCAAGAAATAGTGCCATCTTCGAAGCGTTGAAAATTAAGGCAAGGGAATCTATCGAGAAAACCGAGGAGGCAAATGAGCGATTGATGAGATTACTCACAACATGTGATTTCCATGTCGGAACAATAGAAGAAGCCATCAAGAATAAGAAGGTAATCTTCTTTAATTACGGAAGAATAGAGAAGAAGCAGAAGAGAGCATTCAAACTCATTTCTGAGAATAGTGACTTGAAATCAGACTTTTCTGTTGCTAGAAACGACTACTATAATCTTGTAGAAAGTATTCCGAGTGATAGTTATTTCTACTATTTCAGCAACAGCCCTTATCTGAGAAATCTGCATAAGATAGCTATGTGGAATAATTCAAGTGGGGAAAGACGGTCTGCAGGAAGGTTCCTCTATTGCAATAAGCCAACTGCACAAAATAATGCAAGCACCTCGTATTCTTCATACAGAATCGAATGCAATGAGATTGTACCACCAGACGATTTGGAGATTACGGACCCCAATAAGCTAAAGATTGAACGAGTAGATGCTTCTCTCCTACATTGCTTACAAAAGAAGTATATCAAGAAGGTGGACCAATGTAGCGTATGTACGTATGCTTTTGCGGTAAAATACGACAAGTATACCCTAGGTGGATTTGGCTTTACGTTACCTCAACACAAGGGGTATGATTTATTTCAGTTGACGGACTTCTGTACGAATAATGCTATTCCTCGATTGAGTAAACTCATATTGTATTGCATTCAATCTGTAGGAGTTCAAAGATATTTGAGCAGAAGAATGCACAAACTTTGCGAGAAGGTTATCTCCTGCGCTTATACCCATAAGCCTGTGAGCATGAAATATCGTGGTGTATACAAGAAAGTGAAAGAGCACTGCACATCATCTTATCTTGCTTACGAAGGAATACTTGGGATATACCCTACGAATAAGGAAATCATTGAGAAATATCAAAAATCGTTGAAGAATGGAAAATGAAGATAGATGGAAATACGCAAAAGTTGATATAAACCTCATAGATGAGGTAGAAATCAATGCAAATGAAATGTCGGGTGAAGACTTCGCCCAACTAACAGACAACATAGCTAAGTCTGGATTGAGTAGTGTGCCTACCTGTATCAAGAAGGATAATGGTAGATACATCATGATCAGCGGTAATCATCGTTTGAGGGCTTGCAAGAAACTGCACTATAAAATGCTAGGCATCTTGTATGTAGAAGAGAGCGAGATTACAAATGATGAAGCTATTGCTATTGAATTGTCTCACAACTCCCTTCATGGTGAAGCCAATGTTAGCATCTTGAAGAAGTTGTTTGCATCAATACAATCTATCGACTTCAAGAAGTTTGCCCATGTGAACATAGACGAGATTAAGCCAATAAGCACTGAGGGTATAGATGTATATGCCATGCAGGAGAACTTCGTATTCACCATCATTCTCTACCCTAGCTCATTTGCCAGTCTGGACACATTGTATGGAGATATTCGTGAGCAAGCACGCAAAAGTGATGCCCTCGTCCTAGCTTCCGAAGAAGATAACGAAAAGACCCTTCTTAAAATCCAACAAGACATAGGTAAGGAGTTTGGCATAAAATCTCCAAGCATCACATTTGCCAAGTTGTTAGAGTTAGCAAGTGAACGTTTAACCGAAATAAAGGAAAGAAAGAAAGAAAATGATTTGGAGCATAACAAGTAAAAAGGAAATGGAAGAACTAAATACGCCTTCCGTTTTCAGATTCTATCAAGAAGCTCTTGGAAAAGATAATATTCAATTGGCAGTTGTAGAAGAGACCGACAGTCTTGATTTTATCAACAAAGGAGATATTGTATTGCTAAGAACTGCAAGTGAATCGCTCATCAATACTATCAATAAGAAAGACGTAAGGACCACGGCAGAAGATTTCAGCAAGTACGAATTAGTTAAAGACAAAGCTAAACTTGCACGAAATCTTGTGTTCTATGGTATTCTAGTACCACCTCAGTATTCTCATAAATGCACATTTAGAGAAGGGAATACTTATTTTGTTAAACCCAGATACGGAAGTGATAGTATTGGGGTATCGGAACAAAGCATTTGTCACACAGCAGATGAAATCAAAACTCAAACAAAAAATCTCGATCCGAAAGGTAAAGGGGATGCCATTATAGAAAAATTTATAGATGGAAGAGAATTTACAGTTGTCTGTATTAAAGGCTCTTCACTCAGAACATTTGTAATGGAGGTAATCTGTACAGCAAATGGTGGCATCCAAACATACGAAAGTAAAAAGAACTATATGGAGGTTGGCTGTAAGGTCTATGGAGAGTTAAACGACAGAGCTAAAAGTATAGCTGCCGATGTTTTCTCCTGTCTTGGAATACAACATCATGCACGTATTGATATGCGCTGCGATAATGATGGCAATCTTTACGTGATAGACGTCAATCTCCTTCCTGGTCTCGGACCTATTGGAGATTTAGCACGTTGCTTGTTGCTAACAGAAAATATGTCTTACATAGATGCTTTGAAAGCAGTCATAGCATCTGCAAGTTAGAAAGGTTGATTATGACAAAGGTAAAAAGAACAGAATTAAAAAAGATTGCCGTTGCTTATGAAAAGAAGGGCGGCAATATGGCTGCTACTGCAGTAGCTTTGGGCATTACACGCCAAGCCTTATATAACTGGCGAAAAGAGGATGAGAAGTTAGCCAAGATGTTGGATGATATAGATGAAGGCATTCTTGACTTTACGGAAAGCAAGTTGGTCGAAAAGGTGAATGAAGGCAACCTAACTGCAATCATCTTCCTTCTGAAAACCAAGGGCAAGAAGCGTGGCTATGTCGAGCAAGTAGATAACAGATTAGTTGAAAATCCATTCGAGAAGTTAATGAAAGAACTTCCCGATGATGATTAGAAAGGAGGGAAAATGGGGATATAAGCTATGATACGAGAGTAATGAGAACTGGGAGTTTCTTATGCAAGACGTATTATAAATAAAAGATAGGAATATTTCACAATAAATAGGAATGAGGAAACGAGGATATTACGAATACAACCCTGTTATTTATCCACGGATACTATGCGTCGCGATTGGAATGAACCTAGAAGATGCAAATAAATGCTTTGAGGGTAGAAATAAAGAAAGACTGATGGTTGACTTCAAAAACTCAGATGCACTTACTTTCGATAGCGTAATTCAGAAAAAAGATGGAAAATATGCCGTGTTTGTAAACTTTTCAAATAAGTCTGCAATGACTATGGGTATTTGCTGCCATGAGGCAAGTCATGTTTGTGATGCGATAGAAGAAGATATTGGCATAAAACACGGGGATGAACCATCTGCCTATCTTATTGGTTGGATATCCTCATGTATCAACAAGGCTCGTTTGGGCATTGGTGATTTTGTAGAGATTAAGGATAGAGAAAAATAATATTATAAAGAAGATGTCTGAACAGAAAGCTAAAAAAAAAATGATTGCATGGCGCAATGATTGGTGTCTCTTCGCCAAGGAAGTCTTGAAGGCTCGCCTTGACGAAGAGCAAAAGGCTATATTGCGTTCTGTTCAAAAGAACAAAATGACAACGGTAGCCAGTGGAACATCAAGGGGTAAAGACTTTGTCGCTGCTGTGGCCGCTTTGTGTTTTCTCTACCTCACCCCTCGCTTCGGAAAAGATGGCTGTTTGGAAAAGAACACCAAGATTGCACTCACAGCACCGACAGGAAGACAGGTGACCAATATCATGATTCCAGAGGTGGCACGTCTATATAAAAAAGCAGGCTTTCTGCCCGGTCGGTTGTTGTCGGATGGAATCAGAACCAATTATGAGGAATGGTATCTGACAGGTTTTAAGTCTTCAGCGGACAACACAGAGGCATGGTCTGGATTTCATGCCGTAAACACCATGTTCATTGTAACTGAGGCTTCGGGTATCTCCGACACAATTTATAACGCAATAGAGGGAAACCTACAAGGTAACTCTCGATTGTTACTTGTGTTCAACCCTAATGTGACTACTGGATATGCGGCTAATTCCATGAAGTCCCCTCGCTTCAACAAATTCAGACTATCTTCCCTTAATGCAGAGAACGTAGTCAGCAAGAAAAACATAATCCCCGGACAAGTTGATTATGAATGGGTAGCTGACAAGGTTTCAGCATGGGCTCAGAAAATCAGTAAGTCAGAGTTTGATGAAGGTAGAGGTGATTTTATTTGGGAAGGTGGATATTATACCCCAAATGACCTCTTCCGTGTTAAGGTTCTCGGTATGTTTCCAAAGGTGTCCGAAGATACCCTCATACCATACGAATGGTGTGAGATTGCACACAAACGATGGGAAGAGTTAAAAGATAGCGGTTTTATCACACATAAGCCAATCAGACTTGGTGTTGACGTTGCGGGTATGGGACGAGACAGGTCTTGCTTCATAGCCCGTCAAGGGAACTATGTTTCCGAGATAAAATGCCACAACTCAGGCGGAAGAGCAGACCATATGGCAGTCGCAGGTCAAGTAGCCAACTATCTTAAAATGGATCAACGGAACAAAGCATTCATAGATACAATAGGTGAAGGAGCTGGAGTCTACTCACGATTGATAGAGCAAGATATGTTAACTGCATTTTCATGCAAGTTTTCAGAAGGAGTGAAGAACAAACATGATGTCACTGGCTGTTACACCTTCGCCAACATGAGAGCATATCTTTTTTGGTGTATACGAGACTGGCTAAATCCAAAGAACGGTTTCTTTGCCGCTCTCCCACCAGATGATGAATTAGACCAAGAGTTATGTGAACCTCATTGGTTCTTTCAGTCAGACGGTTCTATCATAATAGAGCCGAAAGATGAAATAAAGAAACGTCTAAAACGCTCTCCTGATAAAATGGATGCTCTAGCCAACACATTTTACCCATACGACTATGACAAAGACAATGATGCTCAGCTACTAAAAAGTTTAGTGTAGATTTTGAAAATCGGTAATAAAGTTGTAACTTTGCAATTGAATCGTTGTTTTAATTATCTATTTAACGATTCATTGCTCTTAGTGCATCTTGACCGTGAGGTTAGGATGCCTTTTTTATAGTATTAAGTTTCGTTAACACACAGTTAAAAAGTTATTTTCTCCTATATTTGTTATTTTAAGTTTATGTAACATTCAGTAGTTTCCGTTAAGTTAATTAAAAGTTAAATTCTTTGTTTAAGTTGTTCTAAGCTTGTAAAATTTTCTCTCCATATACTTACTCATTTTTTCGGATTTAGCTTGTTACAGGGGAAATTGGGTTAAATGTTAAAATCCTTTTTGATTAAAAGTTAGCTAAAGCTAAACTATTGGTTATCAGTTATTTACAAGTTTCCAAATTTGGTTAATTGCAAAAAAATGACTACCTTTGCAATAGATAATTAAAACAATAACAACTTAAAGTTAAAGAGCAATGAAAAAGATAATTGAGACAATCAAAAGTAACAGAGAGGAGCTGATTTCTAAGTACTCCAAAATGAAGAAAGAGATTGAAGTCCTTTCTGAAGGAATTAATCAAGCAAGAAAAATGAAAAAAGAAGATGCTGTCAAGAAATTGTGGTTTAAACGAGCAGAGCTTGACATGGAGGCGACAAATATCAATATGACAATCAACGACCTAACAAACGCACTCAATCATCTTGGAGAGAGAACAGATATATTCTGGGGATAATATACATAAGATAAGAGCAATGAAAAGATTTGAATTGATTTACAACGGTATAAAGTCAGAGTTCAACGCTTCTGAAAACGGAGGACGAGGCGGCTCAATGCGTGGAAACAAATGGGTCTCATGGTTTGTTAATTATTCAGTTCGTCCGAGCAAGGCAAATAAGCTTAATATTTCCGAGTTGATAGAATATCACAAAGAAGACGGTTCGATCGAATGGAGCTTTTATTCGAGAATAAGAGTCGAAAGAGGTCACAAAGTTATAGTAAGGGAATTAGAGTGTCGGTAACATGAAATCATCAGTAAGCAACGCATATACCAGTTACGAAACCATAGAAGAGCTGAAATTAGTAACTACGCATGTTGAAGTTGACGAGTGGGGAAGCTTCTTCTCACTCGTCAAAAAGGGGATATATAACCTTTACGGATTCCATCAGTTTCTTAATGAAAAGCCTGAGTTAAGTTTAATAATTCAGGACATAGATGATTACCAAACAGCAATTCAAGAAATGTTGGAAGAAATCGGACTTAATAAAAATGATGTAAACGGTCCTGGCGCTAACCATATGAAACTGATTGCAGCTAATAATAAAGGCGTCATAGTATACGAAACAGAAGTTATGAATTATTAAAAAGTAAGAGCAATGGATAAAGTAAGCAACTATTCAAAACCGATGAGATATACAGTACTAGCACACACCTTCAATACTTTCGAAGAAGCAGGCGAGTACATGAATCAAATTATCTCCAAGGGTACATGTCATATTAACCCTCTTATCAAAGCTTGGAATAAAGGAGTGGTTGTAGCACAATGGATTATTACAGTAACTCAAGAAGGTGTTATTTATAAGTCTGACTTTAAATAAAAAAAGAGCAATGAATATAACAAACGATTTAGTAGCGGAAGAAAGACCAGAATATAAGATTAAGGAGAGTGGTTGTCTTTCATCACTCACATCAGTAGAATTATTAGCTATGCTTTTCGGCAAAAGCTCCACTTTAACACTTCAAAAAGCAAGGGATATTCTCACGCTGACGAACGGAAGCATAATAGGCCTGTCTAAACTTACCACAAAGCAAATAAGGGAAGTAACCAATTTTACAGAACAAAAAGCAAATTCCATACTTGCTGCTCTTGAGTTAGGACGTAGGTCACAGATAGAAGAAACAAAAAACTGCAAAAAGCTTGATAGTGCAGAATGTATATATAACTATATTAAGCCTTATATTGGAAGATTAACCCATGAAGAAGTATGGGGGATACTTATGAACAACACCTTCAAGCCAATCAAGATAAAGAAAATAAGTAGTGGAGGACTTACAGAAACTGCATTTGATGTGCGTATTATTTTAAAAGAAGCACTTCTCAATGACTCTACAGTGATAGCAGTTGCACATAATCATCCAAGTGGTAATAAAAGACCTAGTGCTGAAGATGATAGAATAACAAGCCGACTAAAGCAAGCTTGTGATACCATGCGTATATACCTAGTTGACCATATAATAGCTACAGATTCTGGGTATTACAGCTATTCGGAAGAGGGTAAAATATAGTTCTTATAAAAGATTGAAAATTATTATTAAAATTATTTGTTATTCAAATAGTTTTTAGTATATTTGCAAACAAAACGTGTGAAGATGCACGTGACAGAACCGTTCGTAATCATTGCTCAATTATTTAGGGTTCTAATAGCGATGGTCTGCCTGCATTAACGCGCGCAGACCATTTTTTATCTAACAATAAAAGCAATGAATAAGTATCTAAGAAAGGTTCTTGAAACGCTGAAAACCAACAAGGACATTAAGGCATTGGGGTTCAGCCGTAGAGAGTTGAAGGGTATCGCTGCCAATGTTGCCGATAAACTTAAACTCGAAGATGAAGCTACTGACGAAGATGTCAGTGAAGCAATCAGTAGTGCAATTGATGATGTCTTGCCATTACTGAAACTCACTCAGTCAGCAGTTGACCGCCAAGTCCAAGATTACAAACGCTCTACAGATGATGACTATGATGATGACGATGATGACGACCCAGAGCCAAATCGTAGGAGTCCATCAAGGAAGAATCCTAAGAGCAAAAAGGATAGCGATGATGCTGATTCCGCTACCCTCGCTGCACTCAAAGAACTTACGCAAGTAGTCACAGCTTTGCAAGGTGATGTCAATACTCTTAAAACTGGTAACACCGCCAACAGCAGACGCGCAAAAGTAGAGAAATTGCTCACCGACACTGGCAAGTTTGGAGAAAGACAGCTGAAAGCCTTCTCTCGTATGAGCTTCAAGGATGATGAGGAATTTGAGGATTATCTTGAAGACCTCAAAGAGGATATCGAAGCAGAAAACCAAGACAGGGCAGACCGAGGCTTGGGAAAGCTCGGCAATATTCCCGCACCCGACAAGAATGGTAAAGATAAGAAGGAGGACGAGTTAATGTCAGATGATGAAGTCAAGAAGTTGGCTCAGATGTAATCATCTATTGTTTAATCTTTAAAAAACGAACATGGCAGTTTACGAAAATTACGAACCTGACCTTAAGAAGGTTGACTCGGGTATGGATTCAGTTGTAATCCGTCAGTACAATGGCGGTATCACTGGAGGCAAGTCACTCGATTACACAGGTTTTGACGGCGCAGTGATTCAAGCCGGACATCTAATCGTTAAAAAAGAAGTCGACGGTATTAATGAGTACAAACCGCTAGCTGTAGACGGAAGTACAGGAAAATACCAATCCATTCCAGCCGATGGAACCTCTCCGGCGGGTGTAGTAGTGCGCTCTCGTTTAAAAGGTGAGGCGGTTGCCATTATGGACGATGGTCGTGTTAACGATGTTGCAATGCCTTATCAGTTTAAGGACGAAGACCAGAGAACAGCTTTCAAAACAGCTCTTCCAAATCTTATTTTCGAGCACGATTAATAAGTGTTCTAGTATTTAACTAATAACTGCACAAAAGTATGCATGAATCTCTTTTTATTCAGTTTATAAGGGCCATTTTCCCTAAGCTCAGCCTTTATGTGAAAGAGAAGGAGACCCCGAAGAACCGCACATATCTGTTCAAGACAATGTTGCGTGAGGTATATTCTCCAGATCAGAAATGGGAGGGCACATCAGCAAACACCACCTATGTTGCTGCTGATATCGTAGAAATGGACTCTCCTCTTCCATTGAAGAAGCGTGGTTCTATAGCCACATCAAATGGCAAGCTACCGAAGATTGCCATGAAAAAGACTCTCCTAGAGTCAGACATCAATAATATCAACATTATGAAAGCGCAGTATGATAATTTGGTGACAAAAGCCAACACTCTCCAAGAACAAGGTCTTGTAGAGCAAGCGACTGCAGCAAAACAAGCAGCTGACAATGCAAAGGCTCGTATCATCAATAAACTCATGAATGATGGCGTAGCTTGTTCTGTTGGTATAGAAGAGCGTAATGAGCTGAACTTCTTGGCAGGTCTCTCCAATGGTATTATTGCTGTTGAGGATGCTGACAACTCGGGAAAGGCAATCCGTGTTAACTATGGCTATCTACCAGCAAACAGTTTCCGCACAGCTACTAATGGAGTAACCACTAGAGACGATTTCGAGAAAATCTTCGAAAAGGCAAATGCTGACGGCAACACCATTATCAAGGTAATGCTTGCAAAGAGTCAGTTAAAGAAAATCCGTAAAGAGCAATGGGCAAAGGAGCTTGTTGCTGACTATGAGGGTAAGACATACACAGAAGACTCTAAACTGAAAACGCCATCAGAAAGCTCTTTCTCAGAAGCCTTTGAGGATGAGTACGGAGCTTCAATTGAGACGGTTAACCGAACTGTTGTCATTGAAAAGAATGGCAAGCAGCATTCGGTAAAGCCATGGAACGAGAACAATATCATCTTTATTTGTAACGAAGAGGTAGGTTCGCTCGTTTGGGGTACACTTGCAGAGTCTACAAATCCTGTAGAAGGTGTAAAGTACAGTACTGTAGATTCGTACAAGCTTATCTCTAAGTATTCAAAGAACGACCCTGCTCTACAGGAGGTGACATCTGGACAGGCTCTCATACTTCCCGTCATAGAGGACGTAGATCAGATTTATTTGCTGTCAACAAAGGCTGAGGAGGTGGATGAAGAAGCCGAGAAAACAGACGCTTCCGACGAGTACACTACGTACAAAGGTAAAAAGTACAAGAAAGCAGACCTCATTACAGCCTTGAAGTACGTAGGAGCTAACGTCAAGTCAAACTCAACAGACGAGACTCTGGTAAAAGCTCTGAACGCTCTTAGCGACGAAGAAGAAGCAAGTGTTCTCGCAGGGTTAACAGAACAGTAAAAATTTGAAATAAGACAATTATGAAGACAATTTTGCAAGCGCTGATAGACGAAATCCACTATCCTATACCGATTGGGTTCGTCGAAAACAAAGTGATAGAAAGGCAACTTGATGGTGGAGATTTCTTCACTTTCGAAGTAGCGCAATCGAAAGAGTGGAAGGGAGCGCTTGCAGATTGCCTTTATTCTCTCATACAGGCTGTAAACTTATCTGAGTCAGACAAGAGCATAGGCACACTATCTGACAAGGATAAGGAAAGGCTGTTAGTTCGTATCAATGCACTTTATAAGGCTATTGGTGAAACTCCTGCAATGGGTCAACCAATGGTTTACATAGGATGTTAGAAAATGGCAGTATTGGATTTCTCCGCCCATACATTGGATTATAAAGAGATTGTAGGCGGACATGAAAATGATAATGGAGACTGGGTGCAAGGTTCTGAAAAATGGATGGAGAACTATTGTAAGTGCGACATTGTTCCTGCAGGAAAGGCAAATGTTATTACAATACCAGACGGCTCTACACAAAACTATTCTTACACCATCTACAACTTGCCAAGAACGTGTAAAGAATTTAAGTATGGAGACACTATCAGAATCAAGCTCTTAGGTAAAGTTCTCAGAGAGTTTAAAGTACTTGGGTTCCATCGCTATCAACTGCAATGTAAAATTTGGATATAATGGGAGCGCGACTTGTAAATACTCAAGATGGCATTAAACGTTTCTTTGACGATGCTTTTGAAGTTATCAGAAAGGAAATTATTATTGCTTTCTCAAAATTAGGAGAAGAGTCTACAGCAAGAATCCGTGATCGCTCAGCAGAAGAAAGTTGGATAGACCATACCTCTAACCTCAGAAGTTCTATAGGATATGCCATATACGACCATGGCCTAAAGTCCATAGAGTCGACCTTTGCCACTCTGGGAAGTGGCGCAGAGGGTTCTTCAGAAGGAAAGAAAATGGTTCAAGAACTCGCTTCGGAATACTCCAAGGTGTTTGCATTAGTAGTAGTAGCTGCTATGAACTATGCAGACTTCGTAGAAGCCAAAGAAAACAAAGATGTGCTTGCGTCCACTGAGTTATGGGCACGTTCTGTAGTAGACGGAAAACTCAAACTCGCCTTGGATAAAGCAATAGGAATAATCAACAAGATGAAACTATGAAATCAGACATTGACATTAAAGACGACGGCATAAAACAAAACACACATCAATCACATAAAGCACAAGTAATCAAGAGATTTAGAAGTCTACACCAACAATAGTAAATTTGTCATTTTGTGTTACTTTGTTTATATTTGTTGGTAGTAATTTGTTACTCTAAATATAATAATTTGAAAACTATGGATAAGAAAAAAATTAAAGAGCCAGTCAGACTAAGAGAGAAAGAGTTGAGCAATGGCAATATTTCATTGTACTTGGATTGCTATGATAATGGCAAACGCAAGTATGAGTTTCTACGTTTGTACCTCATTCCAGAAAGGACGAGAGAGGATAAGCTGAAGAACGAATATACCCTACGTCTCGCAAACGCTGTCAAGGCAAAGCGTATCATCGAAATGCAAAACAATAAGTTCGGTTTCTCCAATGCGGGCATAAATCGAGAAGCAGATTTCTTCCTCTACTTCGACAAACACGTCCAAGAGCATGGACGCAACAAGAAATACGTGCGTAAGAAGATCAAAGAGTTCTGGCACAAAGAGAAGCTTCCATTCAAATTCATTGACAAGGATTTTGTGTTGCAATTCTTAGCCTTCCTACGAGAGCATAAATTCAAGGGGTTCAACGATAGCTGCAAACCTCAGTATTTAGCCAAGAACACTATACTGATATACTTCCGATTCTTTTCTGCCGTACTCAACCAAGCAGTAAACGACAACATCTTGGATTTCAATCCTGCCGAGAAGATAGACCCCAAAATCAGACCTAAGGGAGAGAGTAGCCACAGAGAGTTTCTGACAGAAGAAGAACTTGTTACATTAGCATCCACACCAACCATCTACAAGCATACATCTACCATCTTTCTGTTTTCGTGTCTCACTGGACTACGTTTCTGCGATGTCACCACCCTCAAATGGGAAAACCTCATACCAACTGACGCAGGAGGTTACAGATTGGTTCTCATTCAGAATAAGACCAAGGTACGCTTGGAGTTCGAACTTCCACAGTCGGCATTCAACCTTCTACCGAAAAGAAGTGCAATCTCAAAACCTACAACGAAGATATTCGGAAAAAAGCATGACGATTCTGTCGTCAACATTCAGTTGAGAAAATGGGTTGCTGATGCAGGGATCAACAAGCATGTCTCATTCCATGTCTCACGGCACACATTTGCCACCCTCATGCTTGCCAAGGGGGCTGACCTTTACACCGTCAGCAAGTTATTAGGGCACACCAGTATAAACAACACTCAGATATATGCCAAGGTCGTGGACGAAGCAAAAATGAAGGCTTTAGACCTTCTTCCTAACCTCAAAACGGAAAAATGAAAAATTTTCGCAAATTTTAAAGGTTAAAAGTATTTGTCTTTCAAATATTTTCGTATCTTTGCAATATCAAATAATAAACAAATAGTAACAAACAAAACTAATGTCTATGAATCAAAAAGATTTCATTGAAATTGAGCAGAGAGCAAATGAGCTTGGCTCTCCTGCAGCAAAGATCATCCTCATCCTCACTAACGAGGTCAAGGAACTTGCAAGTAAGGTTGGCAAGGCGTTTTTCAATGTCAAAGAAGCAGCCGAGTACACTGGGATATCAAGACAGCTCATCTATAAGGCTGTAAGAAATAGAGAAATTGCCTACTATCAGCCAAGTGGCAAAGGAGGTAGTTCCAAATTGTTCTTCAAACGTTCTGATTTGGATGCGTATTTATCACGCAACTACACTCCTGCCAATGCTGATGTAGAAGCAGAAGCAGCCGACTGGATATAAATCTTATTCTCGTATGAAGATGTACGACACCCAATGTTGAACGTAAGCACTTACTCACTTCACATTAGAACAAGAACACTATGGCAAACGAGAGCAATGAATCGGCAAGTTTCAAAAGACTAAAGACATCTTTTAAGGCACTTACAGCCGCAGAACGATTAGATTTTCTAATTGATGTCGAATGGTGGATTAAAAGCGGTACTCCTCCTCGCCTAACAGGAAATCCCTTGTTAGTTTGGCTTCAAATGAAGTCAATACTTGACGAGAAAGCCAAGAAACGAGAGAGACTACAAATGGTTTGTTTTTATTCGTCTGAAGACATGCGAGAACCTCTAAAAAGAACAGAATTATCATGACAAAGGACGAAAAGAAAGGAAGTTTCATTCTATATGACATTCACTATCAGACCATTGAAAACCTTGGTTTGAGCCGTGAAGAGAAAGGGGATTTGTTCGATGCAATCTTCCAGTATCACATGAATGGAACAACAGAGGTTGAATTGTCAACACTGGCATTTGCAGCATTCCAATTCATCAAAACCCAAATAGACAGAGACACCGCTCGCTACAAAGAAGTCTGCGAACGCAGAAGAATGAACGGTGCAAAAGGTGGAGCACCCAAGGGCAACACTAATGCAAAGAAAGCAGACGGAGAGCCTACTGTAAAGTCAGAAGAAGACAATGAGCATGGTGATGAAACCTTGAAAACCGAAAACAACCAAAACAAGCAAATGGTAGTTTTTCAACCAAAACAACCAAAAGCAACCAAAACAACCTGTAATGAGAATGAGAATGAGAATGAGAATGAGAATGACTATGGTGTTACTAACGTAACATACATAAAAGAATATAAAGAAGAGACAAGCTCTTCTATGTCATTTGACGGAGCAAATGACGCTCTGCACCAGTCTGAGAAAGAAGAGAGTGTCAAGGTAGCTATGGTGAAAAAAGAGTGCGATATTGATTTTAATAAATTGGCTGAATACTTCAACTCCAAACTTCCAAGCAATGGTATGCCACAAGTGCGTAGCATTACGCCAAAGCGCAAGGCGGCAATCTTAGCGCGAGAGAAAGAGCATGGGAAGAATGCCATAATCCAAGTTATAGACAATGCCACGGAATCCTCATTCCTCAACGGAGATAATAACAGGGGGTTTGTAGCCTCCTTTGACTGGATATTCCGTCCCAATAACTTCCCTAAGGTATTGGAGGGTAACTATGCGAGGAGAACAATAATGGGGCAGTCCAACAATGGAGCGTTAGGAAGGATAAACGACGCAATGACATTAGCTGAAAGCCTTTTAACCCAATAAAGCCCTACAAAGGGCTAAAATTTCGTATTCCTACACACATACACCATTTCAATAAAAAGCCGTCAAAACAAAAAAAAACGGCTCTATGCTAAAAAAACAGTTACACCCAACAACCCAAGTTTTAAAATATGGCATTGAAATTCGTCATAAACGAAACAGAAGAAGGAAATATTCACTTCAAAATAAAAGGACATGACATAGAATTAGCACCTCATGCAGCAGGTGTTCTATGTAACAGTCTTGCAGAATTTCTCACAGAAAAAAGATTCCCGATATATCCAGTAACAACATTCTACTACTGGTATTGCAAAAGGATGCGAGGAGAACGTCTGCGTCTTACGCCAGGCCAGCAAGAAGCGTATGAAAAATTCTGCAAGAAGAAGCGAGAGGAAGCAAAACAAAAATGGAGGTCATTATGAAACTAAGAGAATATCAAAATACAATATCCAACCAAGCTGTTGAGAAACTGCACAACTTAGGTTGCTGCTATCTCTCAATGGAGTGCAGGACTGGCAAAACCATCACTGCCCTTGTCACTGCTGCGAGGTTTGGAGCAAAGAGCGTGCTTTTCGTAACCAAACTAAAGGCGATAGGTTCGATAGAGAGTGATTATAAGCTACTCCATCCCTGCTACTCCATCCAAGTTGTGAACTATGAGAGTGCGCACAAGGCAGAGGGTGATTTCGACCTTATCATCTTGGATGAAGCCCACTCATTGGGAGCATACCCTAAACCATCAAAGCGCGCAGAAACACTGAAAGCGCTCTGTAAGGGCAAAACTATTCTCTACCTATCGGGAACACCATCCCCCGAAAGCTATTCGCAATTGTACCATCAGTTCTACGTTTGCGAGCACTCACCATTCAAGGATTTCAAGACATTCTACAAATGGGCTAAGGCTGGCTTCGTTCACATCAAGCAGAAGAAATTAAATGGCTACCTCATCAACGACTATTCGGATGCCAACAAACAGAAAATAGATCAGTACACCAAGGATTTGTTTATCTCATACTCGCAAGAGCAAGCAGGCTTCTCAACCAACATCATAGAGCACATAGAGAGCGTGAAAATGCTACCACAGACCAAGAATCTTTGTGAGGCGCTAAAAAAAAACAAGGTCGTACAGAAGAACGGAGTAACAATTCTTGCCGACACTCCTGCCAAGATGCTGTTGAAACTCCATCAGATTTCATCGGGCACCGTCATAGACACAGAGGGGACACACAGAATCTTTGACTACTCCAAAGCTGAGTATATTAAAACACACTTCCAAGGCAAGAAAATAGCATTGTTCTATGTGTACCAATCCGAGGAGAAACTTCTAAAGCAAGCGTTCCCAAACTGGACCGAATCGCCTGATGACTTTCAGAAATCAGAAAGCAAAGTATTCATTTCCCAAGTCCGCAGAGCGAGAGAGGGCGTTAGGTTGGATAGTGCCGATGCGCTCATCTACTACAATATGGAATATTCCTACCTCTCGTATGAGCAAGGAAGAAACCGTCTTGTGTCGAAAGAACGCACAACACCTGCAGATGTTTACTTTCTTTGCTCTGATTGCGGTATAGAGCAAGACATCATGAAAGCAGTCAGAAACAAGCAGAACTTCACTTTATCATACTATAATAAGAGAAAGAAATCATGCCAAACAGCATTCCCTCAAATCCGAGATTGGAATCCGTCATTCAGTCTTCGCTGATCAAGAAGTATGAGAGTCAAGGTTACATGGTGGTAAAACTCATACTAACAAACAAGTCTGGCATTCCGGACCTACTGCTTCTGAAAGATGGCAAGGCTTCATTCGTGGAAGTAAAACGCCATAGACAGAAACCAAGACCATTGCAAGAATATCGTATCAATGAACTTCGTAGTCTCGGATTTGAAGTCCATGTAGAAAATGGAACTTGACAGGTGTACAAATGGAACAATTCTCGTGCGTGAGGTCAAATAAAGACCTTACAGCGAGTTCATACAGCAAAAACAATAAATTATACCATTCAAATAAAATAATAACTTATGAACAAAAAAAACGAAGAAATCCAAAAGATGTTTGTGGATGCAATAGTAGAAGCACCCATAGAGTTTAATTTGGAAGGTAAATATTTCTGCATATACCCAAAGTGTTTCGGTGTAAATGCCTTGGTGAACAATATCCGTAGGCACTTGGATATAAGCGAAGAAAATGTGCAGATAAACCCAATTCTTGAATGTCTGCGCATTTGCCAAGAAAAAAGGTCGCTTGTACTTCGGTTAATTACATTATGTACCTGCAAAGGACAAAAACAAATCACTAATGCGGCTTTCATAGAAAAAAGAATGAAGTTCTTTGATGAACACATGGAAGAAAGCGATATGGCAAATCTATTGCTCCACTGCCTACAAGATGATAGCGAAAAACTTGCGACTTTCATGGAAGAACTTGGAATAAACGAACAACTTAAAAAGAAAAAAGCTATTATAGAAGCAAAAAGTAAGAATCAATGCAATCAAGTAAGTTATGGAGGTGTTACCCTTATGGGAAGCATTATTGGATGGTTTTCAGAACGCTTCGGATGGACTGCAGACTATATTATTTATGGAATTAGCTATGTAAATCTGATGATGATGTACTATGACCATTTTGAAAGCGTATATCTCACAGAAGAAGAAGTAAAGAGACTGCCAGTTAAAATGCGATTGCCAAAAGAAGAAATAATAGATGGCAATGATTATAATGCAATCATGAAGGCAGTAAAAGAATCCGAAGAAAACCCATTATAAGAAGAAAACCCATTTTATAAATAGAGCATTTATTACGATTGGTTCTGTCACGTGCATCTTCAAAAACAAGAAAAATCGTAATAAAATGGGAACATTAAAATTTGAAATAACTGGAACGTGCGAGAGTTTGAAAAATGCGCTACGAGACGCACAAACGGCATTTCACACCACCGCAGACGCTGCAGAGCAGCAAGGACAGAGAATTGATGCCTTGCTTGGCAAACTGAAAGAAACAGCAGCAATGATAGGCGTAGGCTTCGGAGTAAAAGAGTTTGGAAGAAAGGTCATGGAGGTTAGAGGTCAATTCCAACAGTTGGAAATGGCTTTTAACACCATGCTCCAAAGTGAGAGCAAGGCGAATGACCTTATGAATCAATTAGTACGAACAGCTGCTACAACTCCATTCGACTTGCAAGGTGTCGCTGAAGGAGCAAAGCAACTACTTGCCTATGGTACATCGGCAGAAGAAGTGAATGGTACACTTGTACGCCTTGGAGACATAGCAGCCGGGCTTTCAATTCCTCTGAATGACCTCGTTTGGCTGTATGGAACAACCATGACCCAAGGTAGAATGTTTACCCAAGACCTACGACAATTCCAAGGAAGGGGTATTCCTATCGCTGAAGAGATAGCCAAAATCAAGGGTGTGGCTGTAGATGCCGTTGGAGAGCTCGTAACAGCAGGCAAGGTTACATCAGACGTAGTAAAGCAAGCCATTGAGAACATGACTGCAGAGGGCAGTAAGTTCGGTGGCTTAATGGAAGCACAGAGTCATACAATAACTGGTCAGATAAGCAACATCGAAGACTCTATAGACATGATGTTCAACTCCATAGGTCAAAAATCCGAAGGTGTTATCAACACCACACTTAGCGGAGTTTCGTATGTTATTGACCATTGGGAACAGGTCGGAAAGGTAATTCTCACCGTTGCCACGGCATTTGGAACTTACAAGGCTGCGTTGCTTGCTGTCATTGCTGCGCAGAAGATTGTAGCGATGGCAAAGACCGCAGAAGCCTTTATCTCACTTGCCAAAGGTATCACCACGGCCAAGGATGCGATGCTTCTCTTCAACATTGCAACCAAAGCCAACCCTTTGGGACTTATACTCGGCATCATAGCCTCAGCCGCAGCAGCCTTTGCTCTCTTTGGTGACAGCACAGACGAAGCAACTGAGAAGCAGGAGAAGTTTGGAGAGAGCGCAGACAAGGCGGCTGAAAAGGCAGAATCTCTCTTTGCAATTCTCCAGTCAGCCTCATCAACAAGCAAAGTACACAAGGATGCTTTGAACGAGCTTAAAGGTATTGCTGATGAATATGGCATTACACTAAGCAAGGAAGGAGATTTGACCCAACAGCTTATAGACAAGAAAGAAGCTCTAATAGGTGTTATTCGTGAGGAAGCGATAGAACGCCAGCGTGCCAATGACATAACCGATGCGTCTGATGCCTATCAGAAGAATATCCAAGATCTGAAAGACAAGATAAAAGACAGTCTTTCAGATGATTTTTCCGATATGCAGAAGAACCAACTTGTGAACCTCATATCGGAAGAAGATATTAAGAAAATCACGGAAGCCTACAAAGCGATGATTAATGCACAAAAGAAATCAGTTGAACTCACTGGTTCTTGGAACTCTCGCTTTTCTACAGAACAAATAGGAACATACAATAAAACAATATCAGACCTTGCCGAAAAGGTAGGAGTGTATAGCAAAGCACTCGGTGTTAGCGAAAGATCTGCCAATGCCGCAAAGCGAGCAATTAAAAACAACGGAATGGCACTTGCCACTACTCGCAAGGAATATGACGATACCATCAATGCAACAAATAAAGCTGCCGCAGCAGCACAAAGTGCAGAAATGGCTACTGATGGACTTACAGAATCACAAAGAAGCCTGTCAGACAAAACAAGAATGGCAAAAGAAAATGTGAACGACCTTGCCAACGAGATAAAGAAGATGATAGAGACATACAACAATTCCAACATCAACATTAAAATCTCGTATGAGGAGTTAAACACTCCTCCTACATGGATGCAAGGCGTGGCACAAAAGATGTCGTCAGACCAACTGAAAGACCTTGCATCCATGCACCAGTCAAGAGCGAACCGTATGCGCAGCCACAAAGCGCAAACAGGACGTGCCCTTGTAATGAAGAACCAACAAGGCTATTACACAAATGAGCGTGAGGAGCAAGTTATGGCCGGTCAGTATGCCATTCTTGCCCAACATAAGAAAACAGAGGAGGAAAACGCTCGCAGGGCTGCGGAGGAAGCAAAAAAGAAGAAAACCAAATCCACAACAAAGAAAGTAGACAAAAAGCAGCTGGAGCAGCAGCAAAAAGACTATGCCGCCTTGTTAAAGAAGAATGAGCAAGAACGGAAGCGTGAAGCCGAGGACTTAGCTTTCTCTACAACAGAAGCCGAGATTGCCGCAATGAAGGACGGAACAGACAAAACCATTGCCCAAATAAACCTTGACTTCAAGAAAAAGGAAGCCGAGATAAACCGTTCCTATGAGGACTTGAAGCAGCAGAAGATTGACAAAGCAAAAGAGTTATGGAAAGCAAACCCGAAGAACAAAGACAAGGTATTTGACGAAAAGACCGTTGACACCTCATATTCCAAAGCAGAGACGGACAATTATAATGCCCAACTCAAAGCTAACCAAGAGGAACACGATAGAGCCCTTGCCGAGGAGTTCGCCAAAGAACACCAAGCACTGAATGACTATCTGAAGGAGTATGGCGACTACCAACAGAAAAAACTTGCCATTCAGCAGGAATACGCAGAAAAGATTGCCAAAGCACAAACACAAGGCGAGAAAATGTCGCTGCAAGCAGCTTTGGATAAATCCTTGTCAGATTTGTCAACCTCGGAACTGAAAGCAAGTATAGACTGGGAAGGTGTCTTCAATGACCTTGACAGTGTATCGTTGGAATACCTACAGAAGCTAAAAAAGCAGTTGCAAGGCATGCTGTCTGCAAAGGACATCACGGCAGAAAACGCTCAAGTCCTTGCTGCCCAAATCAACAAAATTGACGCTCAAATTACCTCGAAGAAAAGCGAGTGGAAATCTGCATTTGGTCTTGTCATTCCCGAGTTGGAGAAGATACGCCAGTTGGAAAAGGAAGCAGCCGATGCACAAGACGAAGTCGTGAGAGCCACTAAGGAATACAACGACTCTCTGAAAGAAGTGGAACAGACGCAGCAATCCATTGTTGACCTGCTTTCGCAGAACGGCATACAAGCAAAAACTTCTGACATCACCTCACAGAATAGCCAAGGATATATTGACCAATTTTCAAGCGCAGGAAAGGACACAAAGGAACTTACTGACCTGTTCTCCAAGTTAGGGAAAAAAGAGCGAGAATTGACAAAAAACACGCAAACTCTCAATACTGCTACAACGAAAGCCGGGCAAGCGGCAGCAAAGGCAGGTGGCAGTTTCGCATCAACCGTTGCCATTATTGATGAAGTTATCCAAAAGGTCAATAAGAATGTACAATCAGCAGTCGGACTTGTGGACGAGTTGGGTATGGCTGACACTAAGTTCGGACAAGGCTTTAGTTCATTCGCACAAAGCAGTCAGTATGCAACAGAAGCATGGAATAGTCTAAAAAGTGGAGATTTTGTAGGCACCGCAAAAGGTGTTCTTGGCTCTCTCCGTACCCTTGGTGACGCCCTTGGTGATTGGGGTATATCCGGATTTGGTAGCAGTGATACAAACCTTGCAAAAGATATTGAGAGATTAACTGCAAGCAATGAGAACTTACAAAAGTCCATTGATGTATTGTCCGACAAAATGGATAAGGCAACCTCTATGTCTGAAATCACACAGACGTCTGAGCAACAGAAGAAATATCTTGAGCAATCCATCAAGAATACTCAGGAAATGATGAGCCGTGAGGGTAAGGTTTACTCAAATGGTTTTCTTGGTATCGGTGGCAGTAAATCGTCTAACTATAAAATAAACAAAGCTGTTTCATCCTCAGAATGGGAGCGAGTAAGTTCTATTGTAGGACGTTCAGTCAGAAACGCAAGCGATTTTTGGAACTTGACAAGTGAAGAAATGGCTAACGTGGCTGCTTATGCCGGAGACATATACGACAAGATAAAGCAACACGCAGACGACGGCAAAGGGAATGCTGCCCAGTACATGGATACATACATTAGCTACTATAAGCAGTTGGAGGAGTTGGAGAACACACAGAGAGAAAAAATGACTAACATTTCTTTCGATAATGTGAAGAGCGAGTTTTCCGATTTGCTGTCTGACATGAACTCCGAAACGGAAGATTTCACGAATAACTTTGAGGAGATGATGCGGAATGCTATTGTCAACTCTCTTATGGTCAGCAAGTATAACAAGATGTTGGAAGATTGGTATAAGGCATTCTCCAAGGCTATGGAGGACGACACCATTACTGAGACCGAGAAAAACAACCTCAAAAGCCAGTACGACAGCATTGTTGCCGATGCAAAAAGTGAACGTGATGCTCTGATGAATACGCTTGAACTTGGCACAACAAGCAAAAGCCAATCCGCCACAAGTGGAGGATGGCAATCAATGGGTCAAGAAACGGCAGACGAACTGAACGGACGTTTCACAGCTCTACAGATAGCGGGAGAGCAAGCAAAAGTAAACACTGACTTGATTGTGGTTGCTGTTAATACTCTTGTAGCCAAAACCGACGAGAATTTCGCCTCTGTGTCAGAAATAAGAAATATGATGATAATGACTAACAGCTATCTGGAAGACATCAGAAAGTATGCAATACTCACCTACAATGACTTTGGAAGTAAGTTGGATGAAATGAACAGAAGATTAAATGAAATGTAAGCAACAAGCACAACACTTCATTAAAAACGCTTCGTTTTTCTATATTTGTGTACAAAACAATTAAAAAAGTGTGGATTAAAGATACAAATCCACACTTTTAAGAAGTTAAATATATTTGTATGACAAATATTTAGTATCTTTGCATACGAAGAAATTAATGTCGTATAAACTTATAACCACAAGTATATGAAGAAAATATTAGTTATTGCTCCTCATGGTGACGATGAAGTCCTTGGTTGTGGTGGTTACTTATTACAGCAATCAAAAGAAGGAGCAGAAATACACATCATACTTGGAACAATCGGAGGAACAGACAAAAGACAATCTTTTGCTGTTCGTCTGATTGAAAGCAAGGCTGTAGCTAAACGTATAAAAGCACATCTTGTTTACTTATACCCCAATATGGATGCACTTTTAGATACGCTTCCCTCTCGTGACATAATAACAAGACTTGACGAAGAAATAGACAAAGTCCGTCCCGATGAGATATTCGTCAATTACAGAAGCCATCACCAAGACCATATCAAAATGTATGATTGTGCAATAGCTTCCATCCGTCTGCGTGAGGGATATTCCCCAAGATTGGTGGCTCTTTATGAATATCCGTTCGTCACCGATGGCATGGACTTGATAAAAGGAGGCAAGATGTACTGTAATATCACTGATGTTATAGATGAGAAAGTAGCATTATTCAATCTATACGCAAGTCAGATACGGCAAACGCCATCACCTCTCAACGAGCAAGGTATAAAAAAACTCGCATCTATACGTGGTATGGAGTGCGGTATGGAATATGCGGAAAAGTATTACATTCAAAAAATGATTTTATGAAAATAGTTACTATACATCAGCCAGAGCATTTGTCCTATCTCGGTTTTTTCCACAAGGTATCAATGGCAGATACACTTGTGCTTCTTGACAATGTGCGGTACGAGAAAAACTACTTTCAGAACCGCAATAAAGTCAATACAAGCGCAGGAGTGAGATATGTTACAGTGCCTGTCACTAACACCCATACTGACATTTCAGAAGTTCTGATAGCTGACAATTACGAGTTTGTCTGTAAGAAGAACGCAAAGACCATAGAGCAAGCCTACAGCAAATGCCCTTATTGGAGCAAGTACGGAAATTCTTTCTTGGATATATATACGGACTATGACGTATACCTGTCACTTTACAACGAAAGGCTGTTAAAATTTATCCTCAATGCTCTTGCCATAGATGTGGATTTAATAAAAGCCAGCAGCCTCAATGTGATCGGAGCAAAGACGGAACTTCTTGCATCCATACTCACAAACGTCGGAGCAGACAAGTACATATCGGGATGCAGTGGTCGTGACTATTTGAAACTTGAAAAGATGCCTGTGCCAGTCGAATTTCAGCAGTTCGCTCATCCTATATACACGCAGTGGGGAAAGACGGAATTTCAGCCTTGTATGAGTGTAATTGACGCTTTGTTTAACGTCGGGTCTGATATAATGAACATTATAAAATCGTGCAACAATGGGAAAGGAAGATAAAACGACAAATGGGATGGTTGTCCATTACATGAACATAGAAGAATTGATACCTGCCGACTACAACCCTCGGAGAATCACTCCCGAAGATAGACGGAACATAAAGGATAGTCTTGAGAAATTCGGCTTCGCCGAGCCTGTGATTATCAATCAAAATCCACAACGTAAGAACATCATCGTGGGAGGACACCAACGTGTGACCGTAGCAAAGGAAGAACTCGGCTATAAGGAGGTGCCTTGTGTCTTTGTGAACCTCGACTTAAAAGAGGAGAAAGAGCTGAATGTACGCCTCAACAAGAACCAAGGAAGATGGGATAATGACAAACTGCAGGAACATTTCAATTTCGATTTCCTCAAAGACATTGGCTTCACTAATTCTGATTTGAGTTTTTGGCTGTCTGACTACGCCAAGAAGTTCAACAGTATTACAAACAACAACTGCGATATGCCAGTAGTACCAAAGTTCTCTGAGAAGTATGCCTGCGTAGTCATTATCTCTACAAATGAAATTGATACTTCATACCTCAAGACTGCGTTGAAAATAGACAAATGCAAGTCCTACAAAAACACACGGACAGGAGAGGGAATGGTTATCAGTGTTGAACACTTCAAAAAAGCTATAGATGGCAGTAAAGATTGAAATCGTAATTCCCTCAATGGGTCGAGCCGATAGAGTGATAACTAAAGATTGCATCACTCATGGCATACTTTGTGTTCCCGAGAGCGAAAAACAAGCCTATGAGGAGCACAACCCAGGCATGAATATACTTACCCACCCCGACAGTTTGAAAGGTCTTGCCTTGAAGCGCCAGTTCATCTATGAGCATTATCCAAACTCGTTCCAAATAGACGACGATATAAAATCCATTAATCGCCTATATACGGAGAGCGGAGAGAAAACCTCATTATCGGCAGAAGAAGCCTATGATGTCATTCAGTTCGTTGGCAACATGGCGAAGTTGGCTGGATGCTATTTGTTTGGTCTGAACCACAACGGCAACCCTTTGGGGTATCATGAGTTTCGTCCTATACGATTGACCGGACCACTCAACGGCTGCATTGGTCTGCTTGAAGGGAGCAAGCTCTATTTTGACAAGAGAGCTGTCGTGTCCGAGGACTACTGGATTGCGGCATTGAACGCATACCACCACAGAATGATGTGGATTGACGAGAGGTTTTCAATAGTAGGCACAGACACATTCCATAATAGCGGTGGATGCTCCAACTACCGAACATTGGAGCAAGAAGCCGAGGATACAATGTTTCTCCGTAAAACTTTCGGAGAGTGCATCACCTTGAAAAAAGACACCTCCATAGCAAAACGGAAGCATCCATATCAACGTGGATTAAATATTCCGTTCTAACAAGCTGATTTTCAGAAAATTTGCTTGCGCATTTCAAATATTCAGATTACGTTTGCACCAGTAAAACAATATAACATACTGAATATGAGTACATTTCAAATGAAACCAACGAAGCACGGCTACAACTTCTTTGAGGTTGCCAGTGCTTTTCAAAAGTCCATCAGAAGATGCGACGAGAAGCAAGCAATGTTTTGGGCTGTAGAACTCTATGAGAGCGGCTATCAGCGTTATGCGTGGAAACGCATGCTTATTATGAGTTGTGAGGACTGCGGACTTGGTGAACCAACCACAAACACCATCATCTTCAATCTGAAGCAGACATACGACTATCTTGTATCACTGAAAGAGCGGTCGTTGCCCGAAAAGTTGCCATTCACCCAAGCTGTTCTCCAACTGGTTCACTCACGCAAGTCACGATTTGTTGACCTTGCTATCTCTGTCTACTGGCAAGAGAACGCTACCAAGCATTACGATATGCCAGACTATGTATTTGATATGCACACGCTTCGTGGCAAGCAAATGGGACGTGGACTTGACCACTTCTATGCAGAAGCCGCAAAGATAAACAATGCGAACAAAATGCCAAATGAGGAAGCCTTTGAGCAGATTGCAATGGAAGCAGACAAGGCAGCCATACACCCTCAATACAAGGAGAACATTAGTTGTACTAAGAAAGAATCTGATGCCCTTGCACAAGGCAACCTCTTTGAGCAGCAGTAATTCGCTCAAATAAGATTCATACATGAACAACAAACAACCACTCACAAAAAAGCAGAAAGAGTTTCTGAAAGCTTTTGATGGTGTCGCAGGTAATATTTCTATGGCTTGCAGACAAACAGGCATAAAAAGCAGAACAACTTTCTATCGTTGGATGGAGAATGACGAATTTAAGGATGCGGTTGAGAATGTCAACGAGAGTTTTATAGACTTGGCAGAATCTCAACTGCGTTCTGCCGTTGCATCAGGAAACCTCAATGCTGTATTCTTCCTTCTAAAGACAAAAGGAAAGAGTCGAGGTTATACAGAAACCGTAGAACAGAATGTAAATATAAACAGTTTTGAACAGTTAATGAAAGATTTCGCCAAAGAAGAAGATTAATGGTAAGTAGTAAAGTCGCACTTCGCAAGATGAGAGAATGGCATGATGATTGGTGTACATTCGCCAAAGATGTCCTACATGCTCGCCTTGACGAAGAGCAAAAAGCGATACTGCGGTCTGTGCAACATAACAAAATGACTGCGGTAGCCAGTGGCACAGCGAGAGGTAAAGATTATATCGCTGCCTGTGCCGCTATGTGCTTTATGTACCTTACTCCAAAATTCGACAAGAGCGGTAATTTAAGTGAGAATACAAAAATAGCCATGACTGCACCTACAGGTCGTCAAGTCACAGATATTATGATACCCGAAATATCTCGTCTTTTCAAAAAGGCAGGATTTCTCCCCGGCAGACTTCTCTCAACAGGTATTCGTACAGACTATGAGGAGTGGTATCTCACTGGCTTTAAGTCTGCAGAAGACAACACAGAGGCATGGTCTGGATTTCATGCCGTAAACACCATGTTCATCGTAACCGAAGCATCGGGTATCTCTGATATTACATACAATGCAATTGAAGGCAACCTACAAGGTAATTCTCGGCTTTTGATAGTATTCAACCCTAATATCACTACTGGCTATGCAGCAAGAGCTATGAAATCAAGTCGCTTCTCTAAATTCCGACTTTCTTCTCTCAATGCAGAAAACGTGGTAAGCAAGAAAAATATTATACCAGGCCAAGTGGATTACGAATGGGTGAAAGACAAGGTGGAAGCGTGGTGTACGATGATACCACACAATGAATTTGATGAAGGTCGCGGAGATTTCAAATGGGAAGGTGGCAGCTACACGCCCAACGACCTATTTCGTGTAAAAGTTCTCGGTATGTTTCCGAGAGTTTCCGAAGACACACTCATACCTATGGAATGGGTAGAATTAGCCAACAAACGATGGCGAGAATTGCAAGATGAAGGTTATGTAACCAAAAGACATCTTCGTCTTGGTGTAGACGTTGCAGGAATGGGACGAGATAGATCTTGTTTCGTGGCTCGCTTCGACAATTATGTTTCTGAAATAAAGTGCCATAATTCGAGAGGAACAGCAGACCACATGGAAGTTGCAGGTATTACACGAAGTTACCTCATGTCTGACAAAAAAGCAAAGGCTTTCATTGATACTATTGGAGAGGGAGCAGGAGTTTATTCAAGACTGGTCGAACAACAATGCTCAAACGCTTACTCATGCAAGTTTTCAGAAAGTGCAAAGAACCTACACGATGTGACACACTGCTATACATTTGCGAATATGCGAGCATATCTGTTTTGGTGTATACGTGATTGGTTAAATCCGAAAAATGGATTTCAGCCAGCTTTACCTCCCGATGATGAACTGATGCAGGAGTTGACTGAGCCACATTGGAAATTCCAGTCTGACGGGAAAATAATCATTGAGTCGAAAGATGAAATAAAGAAACGTCTAAAACGTTCTCCAGATAAAATGGATGCACTTGCCAATACTTTCTATCCGCATGATTACGACCACTGGGACGATGAGCGACTTTTGCAGAGTTTATTGTAATTTTTTCATATAATTGTAACTAACAAGCTATTGCTTGGAGACTGCATCCGTTCGTGAGAATAGATTCAGTTTTTATCTTATTAAATAAATCTTAAATATCCGTTTTAATCAAACTTTTTCAGATTAAAAACTTGCGTACAACCTTTTATCATCGTACGTTTGCATTGTCAAAACAAAACAATGTCTAACATCAAATAAAACGATTATGAAGATTATCACCAAGGAAGAAAGATTTCTCAATGTAGTGGAACAATACAAAGAGAATCTGAAAAACGGCATAAATACCTCACTAAAATCAGAGTGTATCAAAGCTCATGTGAGTCATACTATATTTTTCAAATGGGCAAAAGCGCAGAACATTGACGGCAAACAGATAGCCAAGGAAATTCAACTCCAAACAAGCCAAAACAACCAAGTGGTAGAAGAAACAACCCAAAACGAACCCACTCATACTCCCAAGCCTTACCAAGTGAACGCCAACATAAGAACCGCATTCCGCCACAAGGTGGTCGCAAAGGCGATGGAATGCCGCCAACTGATGATAAACTATCTGAAAAAACAATACGAAGGTATTACAAGCCTCAACTGGAACGATATAGAAGATGCTATCGAAGATGTCTACTTTCGTTTGCTTACAGAACCCTCCACGCTCAAAATAGACATCGAGGATGAAAGCAAATTCCGCACTCTAATGTGCATCAAAGCTAAGCAAAGCATGATGAACCTACGCAAGAAAAATAAGGCAAACAGTAGATGTACAACCGATGTAGCCGCATGGTCAAACATTCTCCCCTCTACCTATCCAAGTCAAACACAAAAATTAGAAATATATGATTTGGAGCATATCGTAAACGATATTGTAGCAACATTCCCCAAAGAAGCGCAGCAAGTACTTATTCTACATTATAACGGAACAAAAGCAAGAGATGTGATGAAGGAGCTGCACATGAATACTTCAGATTATCACAAGTCGTTGCAGAAATACACAGAAACTGCTCAAATGATGGTTGCAGAGAAAATGTGTTCCTATGGATTCGCTTTTTAACAGGTCGTAAATTAACGTTTCTGACGAAGCCAAATAAAAAGAGCTTACTTAATTAAAATTCACTTCCACAAGCCTCAACAGTAAAACAAACGCTTGTGGGAGTGTGTTTACTATATAAAAATGGGAGCTATCTTCGCAGACAACTCCCCAACACGCCATAATATGTTCGTCAAAACAAAAACAATTCAAATAAATCGTTATGAATACAGCGTGTTTATTGAGTGCAAAGGTACTAATTTACTATCAAATAACAACATCTAAAATGAACTTTATAATTTTAGTCTGTTGTGTCATTAGTACAATATCCAAGAGCAACTGCGATGGCGTCCAATGTCGAAGGTCTTGCTTTACCGCTGTGAATGATGCGTGACAAAGACTGCATCGGCAAACCTGCTTTCTTTGCCACTTCTGTAATAGTCAGTCCTTTATCCTTTATCATCTGACCAATTCTCAACGGATTTAAATCGCTATGATCAGAACTTCTCAAACCTCCATTACAATCACCCTCAGAGTTGAATTCAAGGTTTGAAATAGATTCTTTGAAAGGCGATACTTTGTATTTCAATGTCATGTTAGCCACTCTCGTAAGTTCGTTTTGCACCTCATACATTCCATTTTTATTTTTCCAATAAGGAGAAGCCGCCAACACATTATTGTCTACATCAACCGCATAGGCAATTCCGAAAGCATTGCTATTCCCGAAATTTCCAGGAAGATAAGCTCCATAAGCATGTTCTATTCCATTTTTTTTACATAGTACTTGTATATATTCCCTTATCTCTTTCAAATAACGAAACTCAGTAGTTGTCATCTTGGCAGACACACTTTTCGTGGATGTTCTATTATCCACAGACTGGCGCAACTTGGAAATAATAGCCCGCAATTCCTTTGTATCGTCAGCTCTGTATATTTGCCCATCGAAGTCTATCATAGCCGTAAAAATAGATTCTTGAGCCACTGACTGTCCTTCCTTATTCGGCTTGTCCTCGTCGGCAAAAAACTCTGAAACATTACACCTTGCCGCCTTTGCTATTCTGCGCAATGTGTCCGTGTGCATATTGTCCCTACGAATAGCATCCGATAACGTGCCTTTACTTATTCCCATTCTTCGTGCCACCTCGGATAATGACACGTTGTGTTCTTTAAATACTTTCGCTATTTGCATAATGTTCCACATTTATGTTATTCGTACAAATTTACCTTGTTTTCTCCACTTTTCCAAACTTTCGCAGTAAAAAAACATATTTCTCTTAAAATAAGTTCCTTTAGAACATAATAAGTTACCAAATCTTAAATATCCGTTTTAATCAAACTTTTTCAGATTAAAAACTTGCGTACAACCTTTTATCATCGTACGTTTGCATTGTCAAAACAAAACAATGTCTAACATCAAATAAAACGATTATGATACTTACAACTTCAGATTATATGACCATCGCTTCACAAATTGAAGAAGGAAAAGGTTCAGTAGAGTTTGAGAAAGAAAATGAAATTCTCTTCTTTGACTACTCATACGAGATTGAAGGCTATGTTGAGGACGATTATTTCAACGGCACAGGTGCTTTTGTTGAAACATCATCATCACTTTACATTGAAGGAGTTGAGAGCTTCAACGAGGATGGAGAAGAAACCTCTAATAACTTCAATGAGTCAGAACTTGATAAAATGATTGCATAAATGAAAACATATAATTTCAAATCACAGAAGGAGACCGCCTTAAAGGTCTTGGAACTAACTTTCAACAATGTAGCATTTGTTGTTACTGGACGTACCCAAATAGTAATAAAAGAAAAATAAAGGAGGTATAATCATGGATAAAATAACATTGAGAAACAACGTAGAATGCACTGGTATGGAGAACATGCGCAGTCAGTTTATCACCATCTGTGAGCAGAAGGCAGTGGATATAGACAAAACTTGTATCAAGCAGAACAAAGAAGATAGAGACTGCGGCGTAATGGTCGGCTATAAGGATAATAACGTCGTGGCGATTGCGCCTTGGCATTGCTTCGTCAAGGAAGAAGACGGCAAGCGTTATTACAAACTTCTTACCTCACCATCAAGCAAACAGTTTGACCATCTATTGGAGTCGCTTGGCTGACTGTGGGCACATCGGGAGAATGACTAACACCATTCTCCCGAAACAAAGACCGCACAAGTCAAACAACTCGTAGCTGATGGCAAATTTGCAGACGCTCTATCAATCGTGAAATCATTTCGCATCGGTTTTACTCATGCTGAAAAACGAACGATCCAAATTGCACACGAATGCCTTGTCGGTCATTATCGTTTCTACATGGATTTGGAAATTGACGTTAATGCGGAAATAAAAAATGCCATCGAAATACTTATAAAACATTTCAAATAAATATATATGTCTGCGTACCTTTAACGCTGTGTTTTATTTCGTGCGTTTTTTTGGAATATTCTCGAAAAAAAATTTGCGCATAAAAATAAATTTCCGTACGTTTGCATTGTGAAACAAAACATATAACAAATTTAAATTCAAATCGTTATGGACACAATCGACAAAATCGCAATGTACGAAAACAACTGGTTTTCGTTCCTCCGAAAAACATCTAATCTTCCTGATGGATATTCTACGGGTGACGAAAACAATTCGACTTACCGTGCATACTGCAACGTAAAATCTGAAACTTTCAATGGTGAACTTGGCATTTACCTCGTAATCCCCGGTTATTATTATGGGGTGTGGTCTAACCCCGAATCTCCCGAACTTGTGGGAAAAACAAAATACGAAACTGCGGAGGATGCCTACGCTACCATGATGGATATAATAAAATCCAAAAAACTAACCATCGTGAGCGAGTAAAATACGTTTAGCAACATTGAAATATGGACTGCGCTTATTTGAGAAAATGGGCGCAGTTTTTGCGTTGCGCCCAAATCTAATTATATTTCTTTCTTTTCTACCGTTGAAATTATCGCTTCTAACTGGCTTAAACTATCGGCTCGGTACATTTCCCCACCCAAATCAATTAACGCCGTGAAATCTGGCTTACTCGCACTCTCTTTTTTATTCTTCTCGGTTTCCTCATCTGCAAAAAACTCGCTAATGCTGCATCCAACGGCTTGCGCTATTCTGCGCAATGTGTCTACTAACATATTCCCGTGGGATATGGTTGTAGATAATGTACTTTTATTTACTCCCATTCTTTCTGCCACTTCGGAAATCGTAAGTCCATGTTCTTTTATAACCTTTGTTATCTGCATAAATTTCTACCGTTATATAAATTAATATACAAAATTAAATCGAAAAAAACGAAATGCCAAACTTATATGGATTATTTTCCATTATCGTATTAATTTCTTAAAATAAGTTCCTTTAGAACATAATAAGTTACCAAATCTTAAATATCCGTTTTAATCAAACTTTTTCAGATTAAAAACTTGCGTACAACCTTTTATCATCGTACGTTTGCATTGTCAAAACAAAACAATGTCTAACATCAAATAAAACGATTATGAGTACAACTTTCAAAAACAACATGAGAGATTTAATGAACCTTGCATGGTCATTGGTCAAGAAGAATGGTTTAACCATGAGCGAAGCAATGAAGAAAGCATGGATGAACCTCAAGCTGAAAGCACAGATGAAGAAGTGCATCGTGAAGTTCTACTTTCAGAAAGTAGACGGAACCATCAGAGAAGCCTATGGCACATTGAAGGATTCATTGCTCCCTGTTATCAGCACAAACGACAGAAAGCAGAATTCCACTTGTCAAACATACTGGGACACAGAGAAGGAGGCATGGCGATGCTTCAAGAAAGCAAATCTTGTAAGAATAGAGATGCACTAAGAGCAATTTTTAAAAGTCAGATGCACTAAGAGCAATACATCAACAATCTTAAAAATATAAACGATGAACTGTATTATCTTATCCCAAGGAGCTGCGGCAGCAATAAATAACCTTATGAACCGTGATAATTTGAACGAAACAAAGGCGATGATCGCAGATGCCATGTCAGAAGCGACGGAACTTACTACCAACTTGGAGGTAGAAGGTTCAATCATAACATTCGTGTTATCCCAGTTTAACAAACTCGTAGAAACACTTTCTACATGCGAAACAAAATAAGAGGAGGAACAGAAAATGAAGAACTATCAAGATATAATTTCAACAGCAATACAAACCATCGCAGAAGCAGATGTTATTGCCGGCACAATGAGCCATGATTTATACATTTCGTCTCCTACTTACAAGAAAGAGTGGGAACGTTGCAACCTCATTGACCTACAAGTGTTCATTGAAATAGAGTGCGAAAACAAAAAGAAGCCTAACAAGGCTTTATACAACACAGATGTAACATATACCAAGATTTGGGACAAAAGAAACTTTGAGAGAATTAAACAGAATTTTGAACGTAAATACGCATAGAATCATGGCTGTAACAAGTAATAAACCAGAAGTGGTAGCAACAAGCCGATACAGCATTAACGAAACCTGTGCTCTCCTCGGCATAACACGCAAGACACTTGCCAAGTACACAATTGCAGGACTGATAGAGTGCGGTTTTAGGAAGGCTACCTTGCAGAAATTTTACACAGGACTGTCCATCTTGAAATTTTGGCAGCAAGCAGTTTAATAGAAGAAATCCATCCGTAGGGTGCTGCATCTTCCGACAATTATGTTTTGTTTGATTTGTTTTGAGGAGTTCGGATATGCAAGCACCCTATATTTATCGTGCTGACACAAAAAAAGTTAAATATTTGAATTTTAGAAATATTATTGGTGTTGTTGAGTTTTATATCAACAAATATTCGTATCTTTGCATCATCACCAAACAAAAGAGCAATGAAAGAAGAACCAATTTTTGAAATCGCATACTTGGAAGAAGCATTGAATTTCCTTGCTTCACTTGACAGCAAAGTAAAAAGCAAGATAACATACAACATAGGCAAGAGTATGTACTATATTGACAAGGAATTGTTCAAGAAATTAGAAAATACCGAGATTTGGGAGTTCCGCACCCTCTACAACAAACAGTCTTATCGGTTGTTTGCGTTTTGGGACACTGATGAAAACAAATTGGTCGTAGCGACTCATGGCATCGTTAAGAAGACACAGAAAACGCCAAAGAAAGAGATTGAAAAAGCAGAGACTATTAGAAAAGAATATTTCAAAAACAAATAATCATGGCACAGATGAAGTTATACACACATGAAGAAATGCTTAACAAGGTGTTAGGCAAGAAAGGTGAACCACTGCGTGACAAGTACGAAAACGACATCAATTCCTACCTTATGGGAGAGACGATAAAGAAAGCTCGTCAATCGAAGAAACTCAGTCAAGAACAACTTGGCAAACTGATTGGAGTTACAAGGTCGCAAGTTTGCCGCATTGAGAATGGAAAAAACCTCTCATTTGGAACAATCGCCAGAGTTTTTCGTGCAATGGGGATAAGTGCAAGTTTCGATATGGGCGGTTATGGAAAAGTAGCTTTATGGTAATCATCCAAAATTAAAATAAGGAGGGCATCGGTAAATGTGTCCTCCTTATTAGTTTTTGAAGCTTTGCAAACACAGAAGCTTCATCATTTACCACACCAAACTTTTTAAGTCCTCACAAGAAACAAATAAAGTATTCATGTGCATTTTTATGATTTTCTTACTTTAGAAGATCATTAAAAATCCATTCAACCAAAAGAACTAAAAAGAAGCATTAGGTTGCTTCTTCTCATACACTTAACAAGTTTACGAAAAATTAACGGATGGTCAAAAACGATGAATCCGAAAGAGTGGTTTGTTACTCATTTTGTTCTATTCTTGTTACTTTTAGAAACAAACGAACACTGCAAACAGCAGAAATACAGACACTTGCAAAGAAATCCTCATTTTATGACATTAAAGACGACGTTTATAAGATTGTAACTGCATCGAAGCTTAAAACAGCCGTAACAGGAAAGATTTGTAAGCGTAAGAGAACATTTTATCCAACTGGTTTCCAAACCAAGGAAGATATATGTATATCAGTTCTTGCTAATCAAACAAAACAGTTGCAGAACGCTTTTGTCAATGTCAATATATACGTACAAGACGAGATTACGGAAGGCCAAAAGGAAGAAAAATCGCAAAGATTACGAGAGCTATGTCAGCTCTCCTTCTCAATATTCGAGTCAGTACGTGGATCTGATTTTAGATTGTCATTAGACGAGCAAAGAGTAATTCCATGCGAGGAAACAGAAGAGCACATCATAAGTAACAAATTATTATATCAAACCATAAACGATTAACAATATGTCAGTAACATCATGGGGCAAATGCTCTATTTTCATTCAGCCTGTCGGCTCAGCGAAGAATGAGTGGGACAAGCTTGATACTCCAAAGGAGGATACCACACAGGTAAATCCAACTAAAGGAGACACCATGACACAGACCGAAGAAGGAGGCGGTACAGTGGATCGCAAGACAAAGAAGTCTACCTACGAATTGGTCTACCAGATGTTTATCAAGAAGAACGTTCCACAGCCATTCCCTACAATCGACGGTGTAGTAGAAGGAAACTACAGAGTTGCCGTACAGCCAGAAGATGCGGAGTTGCCCGGAGTATACATGGGCAATACCACAGTAGGCGCAGAGGAAGCCTACACGACTGCAGACGGAGCGCTTATCACATACACACACTCAGCACTCATCCCAGATGGTGATGTAGTTGCAAAGACAACCAACAAGAAGAATGAGGACGTGTACTGCTCTTATCGTTGGCGTGTTATCACAGCAACGAAAGGCACCGGCAACAAGTATGCTTTGACCTTTAAGCATCCCGCTGGAGCCAAGGAACAAGGTGATATTACGGAGACGTACACAAATGGTGATTAATTCTCTTTTCCGACAACATCTTTAGTCGGATGAACCCAAGTAGCTCAGTTGGTTAGAGCGAGGTCTATTCAGCCAAAATAAAATCCATGACCTTTAAAAGATGGTTTAGAGGCGCAGGTTCGAGTCCTGCCTTGGGTGCAAAATATAAAATAATATGAATGAAATAAACATAGGGACAAAGGTAGCTATGGTATTAACTGATATGCCATTGGGAGTATCTGTAGGTAAAGAGCATTTTTATCTTTATCCGCAGACACTAGGCAGAATGTACCTTACATCACAACTTATTGACAAGTTGGAGATAAGCCAAGATAACCTAAAGATTAATTCATTCATGGAAGCACTAAGAGCTGTTACCAATCATAGAAAAGAGAGCTGCCAGCTTATCGCTTATCATACACTACGAAAGAAAGCAGAAATGCTTAACACAAAAACTTTGGACCGTAGAGTAGGCACTCTTATGAAGAACTGTAATAAAAAGAATTTGGCTACACTGCTCATTACCATCCTTGCCGACAGTACATTGAATGATATAACAAAGGACTTCGGAATTGATAAAGAATCCCAAAGGATGGATAAAATCAACAAAGCCAAAGATACCAAGAACCAATACGTCTTTGGAGGCAAAAGCATTTGGGGAGCTCTTATTGATGCCGCATGCGAAAGATATGGATGGACATTCGACTATGTTGTTTGGGGTATTTCCTATAACAATCTCACGCTTATGATGAAAGACAAGATAACATCTATCTACCTTTCAGACGAAGAGAGAAAGAAAGCCCATATTCCTGCTGCCAATGAGGAGGTGATAGATGGTAACAACAAAGATGCCATCATGAAAGCAGTAATGGAAAGTGAGCTAAACCCAGAGTAACCCCTTATTGAAGGTGAGGGCGAAAGAGGTATCTGAGTGACAGAATTGACATATAAAAAAAGAGGAAACTCGCAAACAAGATAGAAACACTAAGATGGGAACTCTTAAATTCGACATAACAGGAGATAATTCAGCTGTACTGAGAGCCTTTAAGGGAGTGCAGGATGGTGTGGCACAGACAGCAAGAGTAGTCGAGCAGCAGGGACAGAGCATTGAGGATGTTTTCAACCGCATCAAGTCTGTTGCTACATTAGCTTTCGGCGGTTTCACGGCAAAGGAAGTCATTAGCACGATAGGAGCTATACGAGGAGAGTTCCAACAGTTTGAGATTGCCTTTGAAACCATGCTTGGCAGTGGACAGAAAGCAAAGGCTATGATATCAGACCTCGCAAAACTTGCTGCTACCACACCTTTCGACATGAAGGGCGTGGTAAATGGTGCAAAGCAGCTCCTCGCATACGGATTTGCAGCCAACGAGATTACAGAAACCATGAGAAGGCTCGGTGATGTGTCTGCTGGTTTGGGGTTGAACCTCCAAGACCTAACATGGCTGTATGGTACCACGATGGTTCAAGGTCGATTGTTCACTAGAGACTTGATGCAATTTACAGGTCGCGGTATTCCTTTGACAGAGGAGCTTGCCAAGCAGTTCGGGGTTACCAAGGATAAGGTTTCTGAATTGGTGACAGCAGGTAAGGTTGGTTTCCCCGAAGTCAAAAAGGCTATCGAAAGCCTTACCAATGAAGGCGGCAAGTTCGGTGGATTGATGGAAAAGCAATCTCACTCTATTACGGGTCAGATAAGCAATATTCAAGATACCATCGAAATGGCTATCAATGACCTCGGCACACAAACAGAAGGCTTAATGAATGATGCTTTGGATATTACATCCAAGGTTATCGACCATTGGAAGGAGATAGGTGAGGTTATCCTTGCAGCCGCATCTGCCATCGGTCTTTATAAGGCAATGGCGGTAAGTGTAGCAGCCTTTGATACAGCTACAGCAAATGTAGGCTATGCGGCTGAGTTGTCAGCCCTTGACGCATTACTTCCAAAGAAGGAAGAAGTAAAGAAGACAGACCTTGAAGAAGCAGTAGCTAAAGGTCAGTTATCAGCAGCACAGGCGGAATTGGTAGCATCCAAGCGTGAAGAGGTTGCGGCTTACGTTGCCGAATTGCAAACCAAGGCAAAGGTTATGCAAGACGAGGTTCACGTATTGGAGAATAAGCTTGCGCTACAAGATAACGAAGTGCAATCACTCCAAGATGCTTATGATGCCCTTGACGATTATGTATCAGCAGAAGTCAGAGATACGGCAGCAACAAACCTCAATACGGCAGCAAACGAAAGAAACAATATAGCAAACCAACTTAAAGCAGCAAGAGAGAAAGCTGCAACGGCTGCAACCAATGCCAATACCGCATCCCAAGGCTTGAATACCGCAGCGACAGCTCGCGATACCGCAACCAAAGGAATATGGGCACAGGTTACTCTCTTATGCGAGAAAGCACAGAGGGCATGGAATGCTTCTATGTTCTCAAGTCCTCTGTTTTTGATAGCTGCCACCATCGCAGCAGTAACTTATGCCGTATATAAGCTTGCCACAGCAGAATCGGCACACGAAACGGCTGTAAGGAAATCCAATGAAGCATGGGACGAATTTGATAACAAGGTCAAAGAACGTCAGCAGAATATCGAAAGCCTTATCAGAACCATACAATCTGAAACGGCAACGGAATTCGAGAAAGCAGAAGCCTACCAAAAGCTCTCTAATCTCGCTCCTCAACTTACAGATCAGTATGACCAAGCTGCCATAGCTTCTCTTGACTTTTCTAAGGCCCAAAAGGAAGTGGCAGAAAGCATGGATGAATCAAAATACGACAAAGCCGTAGAAGATGTAAAAAAATACAAAGAGGAAGTAAAAAAACTTCAACAGCTGATTACAAGTGATGCAACGTACAACGGAGGAGGTCAAGGAATAATACTCAGCCGTCAGTTAGAACAAGCTCAAGCATCTTTAGACCAAGCGGAAGATAAACTTAGCAATATTATACAACTCCGTGATCAAGCAGCAGAGAATGCTAAACCTATCGAAGTTCGCTTGCAAGAAGCACAAGAGAACGAAAGCGTACGTCAAGACATCTTTGATTTCTACGATGAAGCTATGACCCTCGCTAATGATTGGCAAAAAGCCAACGAAACAATCAACTACGCCACAGGCGAGAGTAGGTTGGACGCATTCATCAATAAGGCTCAGAAAGAGATAGCAGAACTCCGTGAAGACATCAAGAAGAATCCTGCAGATCTGAATCTCCGCATGCAGGAATCAGAGAAAACAAAGGCTCTGAACAACCTCTTAGCGATGAAACGAAATTGGGCGGTCACAGGCGCAACAACCATACCTTTGATATTTAGGACACAATGGAATACCGCTAAACAAGCCCTCAACCAAGCCAAAACAAAAGCACAAGCGTTGGCTAACACTGGTTCTACGCAAACCTATCAGCAAGCCTACAACGAGGCACAGCGTAAATACAACGCAGCTAAAAAGGAGGTTGCGGAAAAGGAAAAAAACAAGAGTAATTATACTGTTGCTCAATACGAAAAGGCTATACAAGACCTTAAAGCAGCCAAAGATGCTTATTCAAAGTTAGGTGGTGATGTGAGTGGAAAGTCTGCAAAAGCGGCAGCAACGGCACGTAAGACTCGCATCAAGGAAGAGAACAAAGCTATCAAAGTCCAGGAGGAGTTGAACAACCGCTTGAAGGCTTTGCAACAAAAAAACATAGATGAGACTATCTCCCTCATGCAGGAAGGTACAGAAAAGAAGCTGAAGGAGATAGACAACGACTACAAGAAACGGTTGGCGGAGATTAACAAGCAGGAATCCGAGTTTAAGAAAAAGAATAAGGAGTCCGGCAAATCATCATCCCTAACAAAGGAACAGTCAAAAGCTCTCGGCAATGCTAGGTATCTCGCAAACCTCAATAAGGTACAGCAGACAGCAGATATTAACAAAGAACTGTTGGAGAAAGAGCGTGACAACCTCTATGAATACCTTAAAGAGTACGGTGACATACAACAGAAGAAACTTGCCATCACAAAAGAATACGCCGAAAAGATATCCAAGGCAGAGAATGCTTATCAAAAAGCTTCACTCGCCAACCAACGTGATAACGAATTACAGAAGCTGGACACAAGCGATATCTTTGAGCAGATAGATTGGGAGAACGTCTTCTCAGACCTTACTTCTCACACAAAGGAATATTTAGTTTCCCTCCGCTCACAGTTACAAAAACTCATCAAGAGTGGCAAACTAACAGATGTCTCTGACATATCCAAGGTGCAAGAGAAAATCAATGACCTCAATGCTGAGATAAGCAAGCAGGGCGGGATCTTTGACTTCGTGGGAACAAAGCAGTTGGAACAGATACGCCGCATCAATGAGGCTAAAGAGGCACAAGAAGCTCTCAACTCTGCGAAATCGAAAGAGGCAGATATTGAGAATCAATATACACAAGCCCTCAAGCAAGCCAACTATAAAGCAACAGACCTTGGAGTACGTTCAATAGGTGACAGTACGTTAGAAATACAGGCCAACATAGATAAGTTCGGTATTGACAAAAATGCCAAAGAGTATAAGGAAATGGCTACACTTCTAACTCAACTTGCCATACTTGAAGGAAAGCTCGCTAAGGCACGAAAAGAAACAGCCAAGGCTACAGCTGAAGCTAAGAACAAGGAAGATGGAGCAAAAGTCACTACCAAAGATAAAGTAGCGAACTGGTTCTCTGATGCACAAGAGTTCATCACTAAAAGCGGTATAGACCAACTCCCTACCCTATTCTCCAACCTCGGCATGGACGGTATAGCAGGTAGAGCAACACAAGGCCTTGCTGCCTTCAATGATGCAGCAGGGGCTGCAGCAGACTTTGCAAGTGGCAACTTTATCGGTGCTCTCTCAAAAGGCGTTTCTTCGCTGCAAAACTTCACGTCTGTCCTCGGTATAGGCGGTGATAATACAGCCAAGATGCAGAAGAAGATAGATGAGTTGAACTTACGTAACGATGTACTCGCTAAACGGCTTGAAGAATTGAACGATACACTCCAAAGCACTAACTCTATCACGGGAGCACAAGACGTTTACAAAGAAGCTGTTGAGCTAATAAAGGCAGAAGAAAAGAACAGCTCCTTAGCAATGATAGCAGAAGCAAAAAAGCATGGTACATGGAGATCGTCTCTGAATTCATCTGTAGAGGATAACCGTACTTGGAAAGAATCCATGAAACAAGTGTCTAATATCCTTGGTAGGAAGATAACATCAAGCGGAGATTTTCTGTCACTCTCAGCAGAAGACATGAAGAAAATACGTGATACAGACAAGGACCTGTTTATGGCAATCCTCAACGAGTATCGCAAAGAAGGTGGCAAAGGTGGACGCTCTGACAAATTGCCGGACATGATACAAGATTACATTGACAAGTATGCAGACGCCATAAATGACCTTACAGAACAACTCCAAGAAAAGTTCACGCAGATGTCATTTGATGACTTGGAAAACAGCTTCTTTGATACCCTTATGGATATGAGTAAGGACGCGGAAGACTTCACGGATGATTTCTCAAAATATCTTATGAGGGCAGTCTTAAAAGCTAAGGTGGGAGATTTGCTTGACAAAGACCTTAAAGAGTTCTACGATGAGTGGTCAAAGTTAGCAGAAGATGGACTAAGTCAAACTGAGATAGACTATCTAAATCAAAAGTATACCGACCTCGTAAAAAAAGGATTGGAGCTTCGTAATGAGGCATCCAAGATAACGGGATATACAGGAGAAGGAACTTCACAATCAGCCACAAGTGGAGGATGGCAATCTATGGGACAGGAAACAGCGGATGAACTAAACGGTCGTTTCACAGCACTACAGATTGCAGGAGAGACTATTTCCGCTAACATGCTTACAAATGTGGCACAGATGGAAACAATAGTGGCTACTGGAATATCAACAAATGGGGCGGTCGTAGAAATCCGTAACATGATGATAATGACAAACAGCTATCTTGAAGACATCGTTAAATATGCCAAGCTCACATACAACGAGTTTGGGACTAAAATGGATGATATGAATAAACGATTAAAAGAAATATGA